CCGAGATCGACTTGGAGCTGTACAGCCGTAAGAACATCCAGGTGGGCGAAGACCGCACCGAAGCGGCTCCGCTGGTCAACTGGACACAGTCGGACACCGAGGTCTGCCTCAACGAGGGAATCACGGCGTACGATGACAGCTGGACCCACGACGGGGTTCCGCAACCGCTGCCCGTGTACTCGGAAGATAGCGAGGAGTACGGCAAGGTCTACGTCGAGTACCGTGCCTGGCGCTCCGACCTATGCAACACCGTGGGCTCGATCTACGACGTGGCCCAGCTCAACGATTACATCGAGGGTGCCCTGCACCCCGACAACCCGTTGAAGTGGGGCGTCTTCAAGGCGCTCTCGAACTCCAACGGCGTGGCCGTGAAGTACTCCGCCGTCTGCGATCCGTCGCAGGTGGAGAACTGGGTCGACGTGCTCGACCTGATCGACGGTCGCGACGACGTCTACGGGCTGGTGCCGCTGACGCGGGACAAGACCGTGCTCGACCTGTTCCAGGCCCACGTGGGCAGCCAGTCCAGCCCGGAGATGGGCCGCTGGCGCGTCGCCTGGTTCAACATGGAGGGCAAGACGGAGTCCGTGGTCCTCAACGCGACCAACAGCACCGATGGGGAAGAGGTGTTGGCGACGCTGGAGGACGATCCGTTCACCAGTGGGACGCAGTACACCTGGCTGCGGACCACCACCGGCAACGGCCGGTTCGTCACCCGCAACGTCCGCGCGGGTGACATCGTGCGGTTCATGTACGACACGGACGGCTTCGACAACGTGACGTACCTGGAGTTCGTGGTGGACGCGGTGATCAACCAGGACACGATCCGGCTACTGACTGGCCATTCCGTGGCGGTCACCACGCCGCGGAAGATCGAGATCTGGCGGAACCTGAACGCCTACGAGCAGGCCGAGTACGTCGCCCTGACCGAAGGCTACACCGACCGCCGCGTGCGGATGGTATGGCCGGACACCGTGGGCAGCGGCGGAATCCTCTTCGAGGGCTTCCACCTGTGCGCGGCCTTGGCCGGTCTCTCCAGCGGCGTCGTGTCCCACCAGGGGCTCACGCGGCTGGCGATCAACGGCTTCGACGACCTGACGCGGACCACGCAAGCCTTCAACCGCACGCAGCTCAACACGATGGCGGGCGGGGGCACGTGGATCGTCACGCAGGACGACACGGGCGCCGTGTTCACGCGGCACGCCGTGACCACCGGCGCGTACGACGACATCAACCAGCGTGAGGAGATGATCACGCGGAACGTGGATGCGATCAGCTACTACTTCTTCGACACCTACGATCCGTACATCGGCATCTCCAACGTCACGCCGAGCTTGATCGCCTTGCTGCGGGCGGAAACCAAGGCAGCGATCATGTTCCTCAAGTCGAACAACTACGTGGCCCGCCTGGGCTCGCAGCTGATCGACGGTGTGATCACGGACCTGCGTCCGCACATCACGCTCCGCGACCGCGTCGTCATCGCGTTGTCCCTGACGGTGCCCTATGCCTTGAACAACATCGAGGTCCACTTGGTGATCTAGTGCCACCCGGTCGTTACGCTACCCTGGTCCCGGGTCACTCCGGGACCAGGGTCGACCGGCTTCAACCGAACCGGCGTGGGGCTGGCAAGCCACGCCTTTGACATGGAGGTCTTTCACTAATGTCTCTCGACACCTTCTCGCGTAAAACGGACGTTTATGGCGGCGGTTTCGCCGCCGACCAGTGCACCATCGCCTTTCCCCGCATCGGGGACGAGGGCGGTGAGATCGGCCTGCTGATCCAACGCCTCGGCGTGACGTACCAGCAGCAGATCACCCGGCTGTACGAAGTCGGGCACGAGGCGATCTACTACGTCGGCGGCCGCACCAGCGGTGAGATCGCCGTGGACCGCGTCATCGGCCCGAAGGTCATCTCGGCCGAGTTCTACATGACCTACGGCGACCTCTGCAACGCTCGCACCAACACGCTGGACCTCAACATCCAGACACAGTGCAGCGGGTCGGAGGGTTACTACCAGCAGGGCGTGACCTACACCGCCCACATGTGCGTGATCACCAGCCTGGGTATCACCATCGCGGCCCAGGACATGTTGATCAACGAGTCGCTGCGAATCATGACGAGCAACCTGCAGTACGAAGAGTACGGCATGGGCACGGGCGGCGAAGTCAGCGGCGGCGTGCTCGGCTAATCGCCTGGCACACCTGAGTTTTGTCGTGGCGGCCTGGGCAGCTCACCAGGCCGCCACGATGGCTTGGGACACGGATACCGTGCCCCGAGGGCGATAAGCCCAGACCTTGAACCAGCAGGTGTAAGAATGCAACAGGACCTTCCTGGTGCCGCTACCCCCAAGGGGATGAATGTTCGTCCCCAGTTCCAGCACGAGCGTGCTCGCCAGCTGGAAATCCTCGCCGGACAGCAGGACGGTCGCGAGCGTGCGCAGTTCGAGCCTGCGTGCGACGAACGCCTCTCTTCGATCCTGCACAATCGCTCCTTCGGCTCGCAGGGTCACATCGCCTTCGGCAAGGTGATCTATTCCACGCCCTACACCCACTGGTACCGGGTGCAGCTGGCGGATGCTGACGCGGACTTTCCGTGCTGCATGGGTACAGACTGCGCGCCGTTGCCGATGTCCGTGCGATCCACGGGCGTAATTCCGCCCCAGAGCAAGGTGCTGGTCTTCAAGCACCCCGATCTGTTCTACGGTGTGATCCTGTGCGTGCTGCCCGAGATCGTCAACGATGGCACGTACGTCCACCCCGACTGGATCTCCCAGGGATCCAACGCAGGATTCCTTCGCGAGGGTTACTACTGGGAAGCGTTCAACCTGCTCAAGCGCCGCGGCAACATCATCGACTTCTCCGATGACCGCCCGAACGACGGCACGTGCATCGGGGAGTGGGGCCGTCTGTCCCACCTGGGCAACGGAATTCACATCGACCAGTTCATGCAGTTCTTCCGCATGGACGAGAGTTGCGGACTGTGGCTGTTCTACATGGATCGCCTGGCTCGCCTGGCCGCCTACAACTTCGATCTGCGCACGGCGATGAGTGAGCTGGTGGTTCGCAACGACCAGGGCGAGGGTGTGTGGATCCACGGCTACAACCCCTATCCGTGGCAAGTGATGGGGATGTGGCAGCCCAAGATCACAGCACACCAGGAACACGAACCGAAGGACGTTCTGTACGAGAAGCCCTTCGCCACCTACGAACCGAAGGAGCTGGATCAGCAGTCGTTCTACCGCTGCGAAGAGCACTATGGCTACCTGGGCCAGGCCTACATGCGACAGGTGATGCTTCCGCCGAAGATGGCTCGCGGCATCAATCGCTACCAGGACCAAGGCGATGGTCACTCCCGCATCGGCGTCTTCCGCGAGCAGATCGGTCTGGACGGTAGCTACGGGATCACCAGCGCCCAGAGCGTCCACATCTGCAAGCGCATCCTGATCCCAATCCCCAAGCGGATTGCCTTGATCGAGGACGAGAAGGACGGCGACGGTGGTTTGAAGTGGGAGGACGAGCAGAACTACAAACACGCCAGCACGTATGGGCAGGGTCCCGACCACAAAGTCGCAGACGCCTATGCCCCCGGAGACAAGGCAGGCGGCGAGGAAGAGGAGGGCGGCGGAGAGGCACCCAAAGGCGAAGAAGAGTGTCACCTCCTGGGCTGCGCGGCACTGAGCGACATCCTGGCCAATGCCTTCAACTGGAAGAGCCTGCACCCATTTGTCTATCACGAGAAGGATTACTGGACGCCGCAGGAAGACGAGATCCCGCCGTTCGAGACGTTGCTCAATCCGCCTCAGTTCTCGCAGTTGGGCGAGTCCCAGTACCTTTCGCGGCCGGGTCCTCGCAAAGCGTGGGTCGACAGCAGGTACGGCAACCAGAACTATTGGGAGACCACGTCGGGTGTGCATTTGCTGCCGGACGGATCCGTCGTGATCCGCGACGGTTACGGCTCCGAGATCCGCATGAGTGGTGGGCATATCTACGAGAACGCCTCTGGCGACATTCATCGCTGCGCCGGTCGTGACACGGTGGACTATGCGGGTCACGACGCCATCATCCGTGCACGTGAGTCAGTGGACGTCACGGCGGCCAACCATGACGTGCACATCAAGGCCGAGTTCAATGTGGACATTCTTGCCGGAAACAACGGGCAAATGGGTCGCATGTTGCTGGAGAACCAGGCGGCCGGGCCTGCTTACGACTTTGGTGGGAAGCAGGGCGAAGATGTCAGCGGTTCCGGGATCATCATGAAAGCTCGCCACAGCGAAGTGGTCGCGCTGGCGAGGAACATCTACCTACGGACAGGGAGTCGTCGAGGTGGTATCGACCAAGGGGACATCGTTCTCGACGCAGCGCAGGGCAAGCAGGACATTCGCACCATCTCGCGCGCGATGAACAACCACTGCAACATCTGGGTCAATGACTCGTTCCCGGCGAGTGCCAACAAGAAAGTGACTCACATGCGGTCAGCGATCTTGGCCTGCACTCCCACACCGCACGAGATCCTGGGAGGTGTGATCATCTGCCAGAACGGCGTGATGCAAAAGTATTGGACGTTGATCTCGCAAGGACACATCGCGACCGAATTCGCACCGCTCTACAACTACCTAGTTTGCCCGCTGAGCGACGGCCCGTTGGACAAGGTGAATGAAGCTATCGCCGAGGCCCTGTCCACGTTTGAGTACTGCAACGAGAAGATGAGCGATGATTTTCTACAGGGCGTCGTTGAGATGTTCTGGGAATACCCTCGCATCGGCAGCGACGCCCAGGAGTGGTACTGCGAGTACGCTCCTCGAACCGAGAAGCAGATGATCACCGAGGACTGGAAGTTCCCCGAAGCTTATTGGCAGCAGCTGGGACGTCTCTCGGGACAGAACCTGGATGTCTGGAAGGAACCCTTCATCAAGTATCAGGGTGCTCGCATGATGCCGCACCCTGGCTTCGGCAAGTGGGCACAAGAGTCCAGCTACTGGACGATGGACCTGCGGATGCACGAAGCCAACAAGGGCCTGGACATTCCACACGATATGGACTCGATCTACACAGACCCCGCGCTCAACTACTGGGGGCGAGAGAAGCCGCAAGAAAATTACCTCGTTTCTGTTCAACCCGTGCCCGAGTGAGGAAGCTATGGACAAACCCCAACAACCGCAACAGCGTACACGTCACACAGTCGGCCCTGCACAGCCGTCATTCAGTGTTCCTCCGCCTGCCCAGCCGATTCCCGGCATTCGCGGGACACCACCGCTGCCGGGCGGTGTCCCGGTGTCGGTCTCCCGGCCCACCGCGGCCGAGGCAGCCGTGCTCAAGCAGGTCGGCTGGAGACCCGGACAGGCCGTGCCCTCGAACATGGCTTCATTGTTGCAGAAGACGTCTGCGGACGCACAACACGAGATCTCCGACCTGGACCACACGCCGCTCCCGGTGCCGCCGGACACTCCGCCGGTCACTATTCCGCCGGAGACGTCCATCGATGCGCTCCCGCCGGACAAGCAAGCGGAGATCCGTGCTTACCTGGCGGAGGCGGAGTCCCAGATGCAGCAGATGCGTGGTCCGAAGATGAAGCCTTCGGCGCCTGGCATCGAAGAGGCAATTCGTGTGGCCAACCAGCAGATGCCCGTGATGCGGCACGTGGTGGACGACCGACAGGATCCGACTTACGCGGACACGAACGTCCCCAAGTCGCAGCCGATCCCTCCGCCGGAGCCGCAAACGATGACAGAGCCTGCCCCGGCTGGGCCGACGCACTGTCCGCACTGTGCCTGGGATTTGTCGGTGATTGACCCGGTGATTCCCACGAACCGCGACAAGCAAGTGTTCCTCCAGGCGACGTTGGGCAACATCCCGTTCGAGCGTGCGTACGAGCTGCTGGGCGGGAAGCTGCAGATCACCGTGCGGTCGTTGCGGCCGGAGGAGATCGACGCGTGCTACAAGCAAGCCTACCTCTGGCGGGCCCAGCAAGAGACGGTGAACGATCGCACGTTCTGGGAGCAACTCAACCGTTATCGGCTGTGCTTGCAGCTGGTGGATGTGCGTAGCCCGGACATGGTGCACGAATTCCCCAAGACGATGCAGGAGTGGGGCACTGTACCGGACAACATCCCGAACGGACCCACGCTGCTCCACTACATTCACGAGGAGGTCTACAAGACGGTCCTGCGGACGGAGACGCTGGTCCGTCTGGCAGGTGCAGTCACGGCACAGTTCAACCGCCTGGTCAGCAAGCTAGAGGCAAACGCTGCAAACCCGGATTTTTGGGAAGCGACGCCGTCGGACACCTAATGGTAGAGGCCGCGGTAAAAGGGATCGTCGACTTCAGCCAAGCAAAGTTCTTCGATCCCGGTTGGCGACGTCGCATACAACTGTTGATCAACGGCTTGGAGAATTTGAACTACCGTCGCGAACTGGAGAACGACCAGCACTACTTGCTCAGCCAGATGAGCATCCCGGGACTGAAGGATGAGAGCTTTGCAGCACTACAAAAGCAGCTTGCGGCGACTCGTGACAAACTCCAAGTTGCGTACCGCCCGTGGAGTACGGTCGAAGGTCAAGAAGCTGCGGTCAGCCGTGAAGCAGCTAAGGCGACACAGGCCTGGGAGAGCAAGTACGGGAAGCTAGACGATCCTGAAACACAGGCGAAGATTGCGCGGACTGCCCAAGCACTACGGAAACAACGTGCTGCGGCCGCGACCGGCAACTTGTCGGACGAAGCCCTGACCGATCATCGCAAGCGTGCGGCCGCCCGAGCTGCCGCGGGCCGACCGGCCAGACAAACCCGACGGGAGGACGCTGTTGGACGAAACATACATGCCACAACTTGGTGACAACGATTGGGACTACCAACCGTTCTTCGGTACCGAAGGGATGCCGCAAATGGGAGGCGGTCTGGGGTTCGCTGTCTCCACGGGTCTGGGTATCGGCGGGCAGATGGCCATGGCCCCGTTGGGCATGATGCCGATGGGGATGAACGATACCAACCTCTATGACCGCATACAGCGTCGAGAGCTGACGCAGATGCACGACTCGCTGATGCGTGAAGCGGCAAAGCAAGGGAAAGAGAGCACTATTGAGGTCATCAAGGGTGGCTTCGCTTTGCACGGCACACCTTACGGAGCCGACCAGCAGAAAGCTGCCGAGGCGAGTGCTGACCAGTTGTCCGCGTTCGCACCAATGCTGGCGATGATGGCTCCCAAGCTGATGGACGAGTTGGGCGGTGATCGCGGCCGTGTCGAAGCGATGCAGGAGCAGATGTTTCGCGGAGCCCAGTTTCGCATCGACCCCGTCTCCGGGCAGATGGGGATGAGCGAAGACTCGATGAAGGGCGTGTTCAAGCAGGTCTACCAGAACATGTATGCGGGGGACAAGTATCTGGAGCGAGAAGGCATCAAGGCCGGAGAGATGGGCGACCTGTTCACGTCGCTCCAGCGTCGCGGCATGATGGCACCTCCGGGGCAAGTTGCCGACCTGGCCGAAGAAGAGTCACCGGATGGACTCATCCAGGGCATGCGGACCAACAACATTGATCTGCCCGACTCCGTGAAGAACTACGCCAAGGGGGACAAACTCAACGAGGCACAGCGCAAGGAACTCAAGGAGAGCGTGCGTAAACTGTCCCCCGACCAGACACAGGCTCTCGGGCAGGACCTGGACGTTGCCCCCGCACTGGAACGCTTCGACGCCAAGAAGATCGAAGTCACGTTGAAGAAGTACCAAGGGGCCGTCTCCGCGATGCGGGACATCTTCGGTGGAGCCGGTCGCCCCAACGCACCGATGAGCGAGTTGATCGAGGGGCTGCAGCAGCTCACGGGCGGAGCGATGCAACAGATGGATCCAGCCGCCGTGGAGAACATGGTGCGGACCACGCAGGCCACGGCCATGCGTACAGGGATCGGCATCGAAGGTGCGATGATGATCCAACAAAAGTACATGGCCCAGGCTGAAGCGATGGGCATCAACCCAATCATGGCGACCCAGGCCACGCAGCACGAGATGTCCATGCGGGGCACGTACGGGGCCATGGGCTACGGTGCTGCACCAGCCTGGGGCGCCTGGGACGATCGCAAGTTTGCTTCCGAGAGCGGCAAGGCGATGCTTCGCTCCACACAGGCCATGAGCACGCAGCAGATGGCGACAGCGGTGCGGATGCAAGAGACCTACAACATGGGGGACGAGTTCTTCAAGCAGGACGCCGCCGGGAAGAAGCTCAAAGCCTACACCGAGGCGATCAAGACCGGGCAGACCTCGTTCGTCGATCCGACCACGGGCAAGCAGCAAAGCGTGTTGATGAGCAACGCAGACTTCATGGGACTGATGCAGCAAGGCTCTGCGGCTCCCATCAATCAAGGCCAGATCACTCGCTACATGTCCGAGAGGGACGCCAACCAGGAGGTCATTGCACGCAAGCCTGGCCTGTCCCAGATCAACCGGCGGTTGCAGGGTGAAGAGCTGTTACAGCGAGGCTCGCGAGCCACTTCACTGGTCCTGGGCGAACAGTTCTACGGTCTCACTGAGGGCAAAACGGACGCGGAGAGAGAGCGACTCGGGTTGGGCTCGCGACGAGCGATGATGGATCAAGGTGCCGCGGCCAGTCGAGCTGCTCTCGATGCCTACATGAGCATGGACGAGGCAGACAAAGGGGACAACGACAAGCGACGAGCGGCGATGGGCAAAGCCCTACGCGTGCAGCTGGAAAGTACCGAGGCTGGCCGGGCTTTGCTGGCAAAGCAAGGTGACGCCAAAGGGCAAGACGCGTGGCTGCGTGGCCAGAGCGAGCAGATCTTCCAGGAGGCCAATGAGGACCCCGTGCTCAAGCGAGCAGGGGGGATGATCAACGTCAGCCGCGAGCATAGTGCCAAAGCACTTGACCGCGATGTTCGCGACCGTGCAGCCGACGCTGCAATGGCCAACGTCCGCAAGTCGTTCGGGGGACTGGGTCGCGGTGGCTTGGTCCAGAAGGCAATGCAGGCCCTGCAAGACGTAGATCCCAGTGATCCCGACTCAGTGCGTCGCGCCGTGGCACAGACACTAGGAGGCGAGAACTCGGAGCGTATCGCTTCGGTGTTGAAGGACGACCTGGTACAGATGAAGCAGTACAGCACCAGAGCCAAGGACCTGGAGGACATGGCGAAGGCAGCCGAGGGCACCGACCCCGCGAAAGCGAAGTCGTTGCGTGCCGAGGCCGCGGCCATGCGGCAAGGGATCGACGACGCCCGGGCCAAGGTCCAAAAGAACCTGCAAAGCACGGAGGCGGTCAAAGCCGACGACGCGAAGCGCAAGGACACCATTGAGAAGATCCAAAAGGGTGACCTGAAAGGCCTCAACAAGGGCCTGCAGGCCGAGATCCACCAAGTGGCCGTCGACCGTGAGTTCAAAACGGACGAAGAAGCGGCGAAATGGGTGCTGAGTCACGTCTTGCCCAACGAGAAAGGCGAGCTGAAGCCACTGGAGGCTCCCGCACCAAAGGCAGGCAGCGACGAAGCCAAGGCGCAGCGAAAGAGTGACGAAGCCATTTTACAGCGAGCCGCTCAGCGAATTGGCGAGGGTCGGCCGCACATGGAGGGCGGCCGCGAGATGAACGCCGAGGACGTGCGCAAGGGCGTTGAGTCCGGCGAGTTCGGCGGGCCGACAGAAGACGAGGGGACGATCCACCGAATCTTCGACACGCACACTGCCCACCTCAGCAAAGAAGAGATGGCGGCCGCCAAGAGGCTCTCCTCTCCCGTTACCGTTGACCGCGAGAGCACCAAGAAGGAACGCGAAGACAGTGGACCCGCCGACGGCTCTGCGAAGGGTACCGGCGGCGGCCGGATGGTGTTCCAGGTGATGGAGTTCCGCGTGAACGGCGAGAACTGGGGCAAGGGCGAGGGCCACGGGGAACCTGCACCGACAAGCGACGGGAGAAACAAGCCATGAGCACCACACTGTTCACCATGGAGGGCGCGGGACAGTTCCAGAACCGCGGCCGCGCTGTGGCAGTCAACAAGTGGAACCCGTTCATCAAGATCAACCTGCAGGAGTGGGATTGGTTCGAGTCACTGTCGGCAATCATCACCCGCATCAGTACCACGGAGCAGTGCAACTATCAGTTCCTGCACACTCTTGGTGATCACATCTACCTGTACGTCTTTGGAGATCGCATCGGGCAGCTGGGCATCGGTGGGCTGACGTTCAACGACAACTGCCAGGACCCGCTACAAGAAGACGGGATCTCCAAGGTCATCCGTTGGTTCCGTCAGCGACGCGTAGCCGTACGCAAGGAGCCGATCATCTTCCAGTTCCTGCCCGACGAAGGCCTGGGACCGTTGAAAGGTTACCTGGTTGACATGCGCGGCGACACAGTGGACGCTTGTCAGCGATTGTCGCAGTTCTACTTGACCATCGCGCTTATTCCTCAGCGACTGGAGTCCCAGTAGTGATCAATCACGCTCGCACATTGCTGATGAACATCGACGGCGACGGCTACGGCGGTTTTCCGGGCGACGAGTACATTCCGCCCGCCTACCACAGCCTCAACCTGCCTGGCTACGTGGACCAGATCCGCAAGTACCTGTTTGGACCCAGCCCCGACCGGATGCTGCTCAACTATCGCACGCGGCAGTACATGTCGCTGTTGCACTCCACGGAGTTGCTGGAGTTTCTCACGGACCTCGATCCTCGAATCACGTACCGGGTCAACCAACAGGATCTCTTCGCCGACCAGTTGTACGCTCCTGTCTATTTGCCGATCAATTGCGGGAACCAGCAACTGTTTTTCGTGGGCGAAGTGGGACCGCCGGATGTCTTTGGCAAGATGTACCACCAGTGGCGAGTCCGTGTGCTGACGGAGGAGCAAGACATCATTGAGCCTCCGTTACCCACGGGCGGGTCTTGGACACTGTCGATTGTTGGACGAACCACTGCACCGATTCTGTTACGTGCAACCGCGGACGACGTGCGCAGTGCCATCGTCGCGATAATGTCCCCTCTTTTGGACGAGAATCCGGGTTGGTTGACCGTCACCAACAGTCCCGTGTGGCCGAATCATGGTGTTAAATTTACTCTCGGCTTCGCCCCTGAGATGCAGCGGTGGCTCGGTGACTACACGCAAGGTACCGTAAGCAATCAGCTGGTCGGCGACAGTCACCCGACGGTCACCTTCCGCAACACAGACCCCGGCGAGGCGTTTTTTTACGGCGACCGCCAGGTAATCGCTTTCAACAACAACGGGGCAACCTCCGGCGAGTTCACGCTGGAAGGCGCCCCCGGTTTTCCGTTGTCCTGGGACGCAAGCTGGGAAGAGCTGTGCGAAGCTGCGGAGGTCGCAACGGGTGCGGCGTGGGGCATACAAACAAACGAGACTCTGGCTGAGGGCTATGTTGAAATCGCGAGGCTAGCCATTGGGGGGCCGAACATCGACGTCGCTATCGCCACGGACACCACCAATGGCCCGACGACTGTCGTGACGAGCCGCGACGGTGAAGACTCTCGTCCCGGTTCCTGGTGCTACGACGAAGTGGTAATCGACTGGGACGCGGCCCTGGAATCCACGACAAAGCACGGAACGGTGGAGATCGTTCGACAGACGCCTCCAGCCAGCGAGACCATCGTCGACTATCAGATCACCGATGGAGTGAGCAGCCTGTTTCCGTTTCCTGGTTCAGGGCTGCAAGGACGGTTCGAGGCAGGGCTGGGAGCCGAGTGGCGTGTCGAAGCACTCGCGCGACCCAGCCTGCAGCTGGGACAAATCGAGGCGGCGTTGCGACAGATCGGAGAGCCGCTCATGTTGTCGCTGTTCGGCATCGGGCAGCAACGTGGCAGCCTGGAGCCGTTCAAGACCTTCTACAACCTCTGGAACGGCCATCACTTGTTACCGTACTCGCTCGGCGGTCTATTGCTGGGCGTGATTTACGTGAGCGATTTGGTACGACGAGGAGCGTTGTAATGGTGGACATTGAACGTGTTGCACGGACAGAGATGGAGGTGCTGCTCTTCATTGACGGCGAAGAGTACCACGTCGCGCAGTTCAGCATGGACTTCTCGATCAACACCATCCCCACAGCCACGGCACTGCTTGCCGTGGGTGTCGACGTGCACACGGGCAAGCCCGCCACGATCCATCGCACGGCGTCCAAGCTCAAATCGATGCTCGTTGCCGAGGTGTTCTTCGAGCCCAAGAACGATTCCGAGTGGCGGCCGCAGGGGCCCTTGTGGCCCGCGGGGCGTACCCGGATCTTCAAAGGCTACGTGACCGGGTTCGGCACGGCCAAAATTCGCGGGTCGATGCGGGCCGTGGTCAACTTGACCCATTGGCTGGTGGATCTCAACTTCTCTTCGTGCCTCAGCAACCAGTCTCATCCCTGCAATCCCAACCAGTTCAGCTGGCGAGCTTGTTTTCCCGGCCAGGGTGCGATGACGGGCGCTGACGAGATGCCGCACTACAACGTGGAGTCGATGTCCCGAGACATCTTTCTCGCGGAGCAAGTGTCCACAGACCTCTGGGCATGTATCCACAAGTTCTTCAACGCGCTGGCAGAACAAGATTTGTTCAAGTTCACTCCAGCCAATTGGGCACTGCAGGGCATAGGCAAGAGCAATCCTCGCGCAAAACGGGCGCTGGCCTTGATTGAGACCGAGGCGGGAGTCACGGCGCAGTTCAAGCCTTCACGATGGTGGAAGCCACTCTCGTTGAAGATGGGCGATGGCGCGACGAAGCAAATCGCAGAAGCAATCGCATACTGGATCCAGCGGGAAAGCCTGCAGTCCTACGCGGCGACGACGTTCTGGGACAAGCTGATCACCGAAATCTCGCCGGTCTTTATGTTCTCCGTGATCCCGCTGGTGGAGACGGCGATCATTGCTCCGCTCATTCCCGGGCTGCAGCAGCCGTACATCAAGAAGCTGCGGGCAGACGAGACCTCCTACCTGCAGATCGACTCGCACATCCCCAAACCGTTGCGCGGCGTGTCTGTCACAGCAGGTTATGAGTCCTACACCAACTGCACGGATCGCGAAGGGGGCGACGTCCATTCCGAACTCGGGGCCGGTGGCTGCTTCAGCCCTGCGGGTGCTGAAGACGACGGGCTGGTGCTCACCAAGCCCGCGCCTGCCTGGTTGACCAACGTCCCGGTGCTCACCCACGATCCCGCGAACACGGTGATCAGCGCGGACCGTTCAGAACGCACGGCAGCCACGGTCATGCCCAAGGCCAAGTGCGTCAAGGGCGACCAGGAGAACAAGACTCCCTGCGAAACGGCCAAATCGTGCAAGGACATCCTCACGCGGCTGGCCGAGGCGATCTATGTCCAAGAGACGTTGCGAGGCCGCATCGGTGTTGTCCATGGCAAGCTGCGGTTTGACATCGCGCCGGGGTCCACCGTCTACGTGGAGAACACGCGGGAGATCCACCTGGGTGCGGCCGACTTGCTCGGGAGCGAGGACTTCGTGGCGGACGTGGTCCGGGTCTCTGTCATGCTGGACTCCGAGGGAGCCCAGGCGGGCACCAGCTTCCAGCTTGCCCATGTGCGATCCAACACCGAGAATAAAGACGTCCGCTTCTCCATCAAGTCGCACCCCCTTTACGATCAGCAGTACACAGGTGCGCCGCTGATCGAGAAGTACTTGTTCGAGGAGGTTGCCGATGCCTAAGTCGTACCTAGAGCCCAATTACAGCGAAAGTTTCCAGCAGTGGCAAGCGAAGCCCACGCCGATGGCTACGGATCAGCTGTTGCAGCAAGTCGAGCCGGTGATCCAGAAGAGCCTGGTGGCCACGGCGGGACCGAGCTACAGTCCGCTGCTTCGCAGCCACGCAAGACGCATTGCCTTGCAGGCGTTTCAAAGTTACGACCCCTCGCAGGCCAAGCTGGGTACGCACCTCACCAATCATTTGCAAGGTTTGCGTCGCGTCTACCGACAACAGTCGCAGGTGATGGCTACACCTGAGCGTGTAAGCATGGACGCGGCCTACGTGAACGAGCAGTCGCAACGGCTGGAGGACGAGTTGGGCAGACCGCCCAGCGCGCAGGAGCTGGCAAATACGACGGGCCTTTCTCCTCGCAGACTGGCCCATTTGTCAAAGTTTCGCCAGCCGATGGCCGAAGGGACCTTCTCCGACACAGCCATGGGCGAGGACCAGAGCAACTCTCCTGGTGTCATGGCCGACTCGCCCTACCACTTGGCGCAGGAGGTCATCTACCAGGATCTGGAGCCCAAGAACCAGCTCATCATGGAGCACACGCTAGGCCTCCATGGTCGCCCGGTGCTGTCCAACCAGCAACTGGCCGCACGCTTGCGGCTGTCTCCCGGAGCCATCAGCCAGCGCAAGCTAAGCATCCAGCAGAAGCTGGACGAAGCCATGGACATGGGGATTTTGTAATGGGCGCCAACCCTCCAGACCCAACACAGAAAGCGTACCTCAGTGAGGCTTGGCAGACCCAGTTCAATCGCTTTGAGGACTACGCGATTGCCGACTGGAAAGGACTCAAGCTGGAAGAGGGCCTGTATTGGTACATGCCTCAGCGCGACGCCGGACAAGGAGAGTGGTCGGGGCGCCTGTTCGACATCGAAGGCATCTCCCAGTGCTACTCTCGCAAGGAGCATCGGGAAACCTTTGTGGACTGCGTCAAGGGCGGCAAGGCGTCGGGTCGCGTAGGCGACCTGATGGTCACGGAGCTGCAGGGAGACTGGCTCGCGGCGGCAGAGCGTGCCTTCCGCGCTCGACACCACACGCTGATCCGTGCGATGACCCACGCCAACGCGAGACGGTTCGGCCACCAGCACGGCAGCGGCGTGCTGCTTGGCGGCCAGAAAAGCTACCTGGATTGGATCATTCGCCAAACAGGTTCCGACATGCCGGATGCCGTGCCGACCAACTCGGAGTCAGTGCCTCCGTGGGCACCTCCGGACGAGACGTGGCGAACTGCGTGATTTTCCGCACGTAAGTAATATCGGAGGCAAGGATGCCAGACACCTTCTCCTACGCCGGGTATTTCGTGGATACGCTAGCCTTTGACGGGGCCACGGCGAAAGGCGAGGTACTGCTGCAACAGACGCTGTGCCAACCCGGCGAAGGCGGCAAGATGACTGCGGGCATCCAGTTGCTCGCGCAACGCGTGTACATCGAGTGGTTCACCGAAAAGGGCAGCGTGCTCTACAACAAGAAGCGGGGAACCACGTTTATGACCGAAGCGCGGCTAGGCTACTTTCGCACACAGCTCGATGTTTATGGATCGTTCTCCCGTGCCAAGTCGGACATCGCGTTGGCCATGGCCGAAGACGAGACACTGGACATGAAGCCCGACGAACGCTACGGCGGCATGGAGATTGCGCAGCTGGCGATGCAGCCGGGGATTGTGAAGATGTACGTTTCTCTGTGGAGCAAGGCGGGCAAAGACCGGGCCGTCCTACTCCCTGTCACCTGGACCGTGTGAGGTGCGTATGGGCGTCGAAGTCACCACTCTGTTCGACCTGGACGAAAATTCCGTGGCCGCTCGTCGCAGCGTGCTGTCGCAATTGCTCCAGGAGTTGCATCCTACGTACTGGCTCAAGCGTGGCGTGATCCATGACCTGAACATCAACACGGCGGCGGCCTACAACGAAATGCACCGCTTGTACTGGGACCGGGCTCGTCGCGCCAGCAGCCTCAAGGCGATCAATGAGGATCCTGCGCTGGCCGACACGGATATTGTTGACGCCACGCTCTCCAACCTTCGCATTGTGCGGCTGGCTGGGGAACAGGCCCACGGTCAAGTGACCATCGTCGTTCGGCAACTCTCCTCCGTGACCATCCCCGCGCAGAGCGGGTTTTCCGCCAACGGCTTGCGCTTCGTGACACGCACCGCGTTCTCTGCGAGAGAACGCGCGACACAGGTCATCACGGCCACGGATCGGCTGCTCTCGCCGTTGTCTGACGGCACGTATGCGTTCGTGATCGAGCTGTGGGCGGAGGATGAAGGCGAGGCGGGTCGCCTGAAGAAAAACACCGTGGTCGTCCCGGAAGCACCGCCGGTCAACTTCGTGAAAGCCTATACCGAGGCAGACTTCGCCGGGGGCTTCAGTGCCGAGAGCAATCTCTCCCTGGTCTCGAAGGCTCTGTCGGGTGTGGCAGCCAAGGCTTTCTCGGGACGCCTGAATATGTCCGCGTCGCTGCGGGAACAGACCGGTTTCGATCGTATCGTGGCGGACTCCCTGATCGGATTGGGTGACCCTGAGATGCAACGAGACCAGCACACTATCTGGCCGGGATCGCTGGGCGGCCGTGCCGATTGGTACGTACGCACGCAGGAACAGCCGCACACGGCCAGCTTGACCAAAACGGCGACATTGGTGGAACGCACCAGCGACGGCTACGGGATCTGGCAGTTCTCTATTGGTCGGGACGAGCTGCCCGGCTTCTACGATGTCACGCAGATCCGCCCCAACGACAGCGCAGACTACACGGGAACTTACGCGATCACCGAAGACGTGCGCGGCCGGGACATGACCGAGCTGGATAACGATGGATTTCTCCCTGACATCGCCAGCGATGCGGAGGCAGCCTACACGCGGTTCCAGACGGCCACCATCCGCTTCAAGGACACGACCACGCTAACAACCTTGCTGACGCCGTACACCAGCACACAGGAGTACGCCGTGGCGATTCGCGGTATGCCGTTGATCGCGGAGATCCAGGACTACGCCAGTTCCCGCTCCGTTCGCAACGCGATGGGCGATGTGTTGGTCCGCGCGGCGGTACCGTGTTTCCTGAAACTCTCCCTCACTTTGCAGCTGATGCCGGGGCAGTCTTCCCCGGACGTGGCCGCGATCAAGAACGCACTTTCGCTCCGTGTCAACCAGACAGGTTTTCCAGGTCGCATGCCTGCGGCCTGGCTCACGGATATTGTGCAGTCGGCAATCGCGGGCGACTCCTATGTCGACTCCATCGACGTGCTGGGACGTGTGTTGCGGCCCGACGGCACATTCCGGCTGTGGCGAACCACGGAGACACTGACGGTGCACCACGAACCTGCGCAGCTGACAACTGCACGGACGGTGGTGTTCGTCCTGGACCCCGCGGACATCTCGATCTCGGTGGTTACGGCGGACATGCCGCAAATCTAAACGACCTTGTCGGCTACAAAAGTTTGTAGTTACAATGCCGCTTTGCATTTGCTTTCGACGCACTGCGTCTCGAAGCCCCACTTGAAAGGAGTTCCGATGAGAACACTGCTACTGATCTTGATGACCTTGGTCATCGCCATGCTGCTCTGCCCGTGTACGGCTTCCGCCGCCTCGCCCGCGGTTCCGGTCATCTCCGCGGAGATCCAGCCGATCCCGGCGAACCAGATGCAGCTCCAGTTCGACGCTGTCCCCTGCGCCCGGGCCGTGGTCAAGACCGCGGTCGTCAGTCCGCCCATAGTGACCGTGCCGCTCCTGGTTCCGCAGTACCAGCAGGTTGATGTGGCTTTCGCCCTCTTCGATAAGCGATACAGAACCCCCGTACGCACGCATTTGTTCGGCCGGTGTAAGGCGATTCCGGTTACGTCAGCGCCCGCCCCGAAGGCCGCCGCCGTCGTCCCCGTACCGCGTAAGTAATTCTCTGGGTCGGCCCGAGGGCCTCGGGCGTCGGGGGGCGTCCGGGGCCTGTCGGGCTAGACACCAAAAGGCGGTGATAGCTAGAATACAGGCATTGCTATCACGCCATTGGCATGGAGGCACTGGCCATGAAAGGATTCTGCGGCGCGACTGTTCTGCTCCTGCTCGGGTCTGTCGCTTCGGCTCAGTGGTCGCCCTATACGAGCGGCAACTGTACCGGGGGCCAGTGCACCGTCCCTGGGGCCACCTGGGCCTACCAGAAGCCCGTAGCCCGTAGCCCGTCTCCTGCGGCCGCCGTCACGCCGCCCGCCCTCCCCGGCCCTGCTGCGACGCCCAGCACGGTCCCGTTCTATGCCAGCACGGAATTGCTGGCGTATGTGCGGCGCACCGTTTGCCGCATCTGCAACGACGTGCCGGGGGACAAGAATTACAACTTCGGCACGACAATCATCGTGGGCATCAAGGAAGAGCCCAAGGCTGTCTACGACATCGCGCTGTGCTACACGGCCAACCACCTGTTTTTCAACGGGGTGGGGAAGATCGCTATCGAGCACTCCGACGGTTACTCCGTCGAGGGCAAGTTGGTCGAGCAGGACGTCGAGAACGACCTGGCCGCCGTGGTGTTCTCCATCAACAAGAACTCGCCGCTGGCGATCATTGCGGAGAACCCGCCCGTACGCCCGGCTACTGGATCGCTCTACCTGGCAACGCACGGTTACGCATTCACCAACTACTACGCGAGAGCAGGCAAGTTGGATGGCTACCAAAAGGGGTTGCCCAACGCGCCTCCCGAGGCGATGTGCGTGATGGGCGTAGCTTACCAGGGTGACAGCGGCGGTGGTGTGTTTGATGACAGCGGTTCACTGGTGGGCGTTGTGACCAGCTCCGATCTGACCACCGGCCGCGTGGTGGCCAACACCTGTCTGACGTTGCACAAGTTCACACGAAAAGTGCAGCAGAAGCTTCCATGGGCTGGCGATTCGTACTACATGAACCCGTCGCCGAAGGCCGCCGTGGCTGGCCTTCGTTGCACGCGGCCGCGAGGTCCGCTGGTTGCGGTCAATCCGCCTGCCGTAGTTACACCGCCTGTTGCCTCGACCGCTGTCACCCCTCCGGCATTGCCGGGCAAGGTGACAGCCAAGCCCGCCGATCCGCCTGCAGCCAAAGACACGGCACATGATGACATCTTGGCGCAGCTCGGCAAGATGGACAAGAAGCTGGACAAGTTGCAGCAGGGCCAGGATGCGACGACCTCGCAACTGCAGAAGCTGACAGAGAAATCCGGCGAGCTGACACTGGTTGTTGACGCACCCCGTTTCATCGAGCCGACCTATGTGGACGTCTCAGTGATCTGGGCAATGCAACAGAAATACGGTATCGAACATGCTGTGCTGGTGGTCGACAGCCGTCTGGCTTCGTGGAAGTCACTGCAGGTCACCTACCAGAACGCCAAGGCCAAGTTCCCCTTAGTGACCTTGGTGGACGTGGCCTCGAAGAACGTGAAGATCAGTCCGTTGCCGCAGATGGTACTGTACGGGACGGACAAGAAGAGTGCCCCCTTTGTGATGCACGAGGGGGCCAAGATTGCAGCGAAACTTCAAGAGCTTGCAAGCCCTTGATTTATGTGTTGGTGCGGGGGCGGTCCCCGCCGTTCGACCCTACCTTTGACAAGGAGGTCTCTCATGACTCTCGATCCGGCGGTTGCGGAACAACTGACCCAGCTGACCCTTACCGGGGCCCAGCAAGGTCAACTGTTGACCGGTGCCCTGGACCGCAACCTGGTGGCCAATGCTTCGGCCGTGCTGACGCTGGGTGTCCAGCAAATCAACATGGCCAGCCTGAACCTCCAGACCTCCATCGATCCGATGGAAGGTGCGGCTGCGGCCAATCTCCGTGCGTCCCAGGACCCGAGCACGTTCGCGGGCCTGAACACGGCGGCGGGGATCCCGCGTTCCGGGATGGCCGACAAGGCCTGACCCTGAGTACGTCAAGCCCCTGCGCGGCCGGGAGTAGCTCCCGGCCGCCAGGGCGTCTTTTCTCCAAGGAAGCATCACTATGGCACGGGTTACACGCAAAGTGCGCGACCATCGCGAGAGCACCAAGGCGAGTGCTGAGAGCGATTTTCAGTGCACGACCGAGCGGACTGGCCTCGACGATGCCACAGCCGACCAGCTGACGTTGCTGACCTTGACCCAGGCCCAACAGCAACAGGCCCTCACCCTGGCCATGGATCGCAACCTGGTGGCCAACGCCGCCGCGATTCTCACGATGGGTGTGGCCCAGATCAACGCAGCCATGCTGCACCAACAGACCTCGCTGGGCGTGGTCGCAGCTACGGCCCTCAACGAAATCATGAAAGTTCAGCAGGCCGCACTGGCAGCAAGCCTCAATGCGGCTACGAAGAAGTAGTCCCCCTGTAAGGCACTAGACAATGTCAGGAACAAGCGAGTCAGGAACAAGCGAGTTCTGGGCCGATCTCAAGCAAGCCAATGAGGTCGCCCGCGAACAGAATCAACGAGTGCTGGACGGCCACATCGGCGCGTCCGCCGCCGCGGGACTGATGTTTACCAACCAGATGATTGCGATGAGCTTGCTCCATCCGGGCAACGACATCGAAGATACGGCCGAGGTTGGAGACAACACCACAAACCCTTCGCAATGAGCAGCTCTTGGCTGCGAGGAAGTGCTCCCATGGCCGACACCCAACAGACGCCGACAGCCCAGCGATCGTACAAGCAGACCCGCGTACGTCGTCGCGTCCCCTTCCTCGAAAACCTCTCGTCCGAGGCTCGCAAGGCCTTCGAGCAAGAGCTGCTCGACCAAGCGTGCATGTTCCGTCAAATCGCCGCAGCCCGCAATGGTGTCCCGGGCGTGGTGGAGCGGAACTATGTGGAAGAGAGCGTCACGGACCAGCAGGACTCCACGGAGACCCAGACAATGACCAGCGCGCAGACCACTGCTGTTCCTGCCGCCGCGGCCACCACGGCGTCCGGCTTGGTCAAAAAGGTACTGCCCTGGATCGCAGCCGCAGCCATCGGCTCCGGCGGTACGTGGGGCTATTGGCTCAGCCAACAACCCAAGGCAGCTGCCGACGCAGCCGGGCAGGTAACGGCTGCGACCATCGACAACGACGCGGCCCTGACACAGTGGCTGAAGACACAGAACATCAGCGGTGCCGAGCAGACCGATCTCGGAGCCGCCATGCGCCAGGCGATGACCATTGACCCTAGTCTGCGGACCAAGTTTCTGCAGATGACCAAGGAAACACTCAGCACGGCCCCCAAATGACGCAGAACGCCACCGTAGCCGCGACAGTCCGCGTGCAGCAAGCCGCCTCGCGCACCGGCCAGGCGCTCAAGGACGCCATTCTCCGGATGCAGCAGACGCAGCAGGAAGGCATCACCAAGATGGAAGCCACCCTGGGCGCGCTGCGGTCCAAGACGGAGGCCATGATCACCGCGTCCGTCCCTGTAGCCACACCAGCCAATCCGCTGGCGGTGAAGCAGATGGAGCTGGAGCAGTCGGGGTGGACGCAGTTGGTGACCATCGCTGCCGCGGTCGACGATACGTTTCGGGAGCAGGCCATGACCCTGGCCAAAGAGACGCTGATCCGCCGCGGTGTGATCCAGGCTCCGACCCCTGCCCCTGAGCAGCCTGCAGGCTAACGGCGTTCCGTCAGGCAATTTTCCAGGGTAGAATGGGGCCATGGTCGCTTCATTTCGCTATCCCGCCGATGACTTAGACAATACGCGCGCCCTGCTCGGCGCGATGGGGACGTTCTGGTCGCAGACCTATGAGGGCCTGGACCTGATTGAGAGCTGGGTGTACAGCACCGCCCAACTGGAACGGCAAGCCATCCAGGACATGCAGGAGACCTATGACTGCATCTCGCGGCTCACCTCGCCGGTTTTTCACACGGAACTGGTCGCGGAACTGGTGCTGAAGCAGTCGGAATTGAACCAAACCGCGTTCCGCTACGGGGACGGTCGCCCCTACGGAAACCGCGACACGTACGGGCAGCGACTCGATTACCCTCTGTTTACTTTTCCGCTGCCGCCGACGGTGGCCGGAATCCCGTTGCTGGCCAATCGGCTGACTTCCCCATCCTTGCTGCTGTTCGACGGAATCGACTACTATCTGGATCTGTCGCGGCAGTTGTTGGTGCTCCGCAGTGATCCTTTCACCGATGACCGGATTGCCCGTCGCGAGGTCTACAACACGGAAGGGGCCGTCGTCGATTACGAAGTCTCGCTGTGGGCTCTTCGCGAGCAACAAGACAGGCGATTTCTTTCCGAGCAGTACGGGTATCAGTGGGGTTTCGATCTTCCGTCGTCAGGGCCTTACCGCGACTTCCTCAATGCCCTTTGGGATGCGGCAGTTGAGGGCAGTAGCGCTCGCGCGGTGCAGGAGGCCATTTCAGCGGCTCTGGATATTCCCTTGGCGAAAGGGGACGAGATCGTCGAAGTGGTCACCACGGACCGGGACTCGCTGTTGGTGATCACCGACGCCAACGTCTACCGTTTCGTGTCGACTGCGACACCCCTGGTCTATGTGGGCGATCACGTGCACGCGGGTATGCCGTTGACCGACGGTCTCCGGTTCTACGAGTTCAATCGCGGTCAGGTCGACCCCGCGTTGCTGGCCGTCCACCTGGAATCGGCCTACCTGCTGGAGGGCTACCACAGCGGCCTGACCTTTGAGAACAAGAGCGTCCCGCTGGTAGTGGGCACTGATGGGATGTTCACCACGGTGAGTTTCGAGATCGGCGGCTGGCCGCTGGACGTGGAGAAGTTCTGGGACGATCTACACGCCCGTGGCGTCGATGCCGGGCTGACTCTGGCCCAGTGCCTGGACCAGCGCACCAACAAAGTGGGCGAACCGACCGCTGCCAACTTGCCCACCACGATCAATCCACTGGAGTTCCTCGTCCAGAACGTGTTGCGGAACAATTTCTTCGCAGCCCAGATTCGCTTCTCCAGTTGCGGCCCGAACGCGATGGGTATCGAGCACCTCCGGGCGATCCGCCGCATCGTCCCGCCGCACACAGCCTTACTGCTGATTGTGGAATTGGAGGCCGATGAAGAATTCATTAGCATGGAGAGCGAAACGCCCCAGGCGTTGCTGTGGCGGCGTCTGCTCTCCGCGGACTGGGAGGACTTGTCGCCGTCCGAGTGGCAGCTACTGGGCTCAAAAGTCGCCGTGTCCGTGGCAGAGTCTGTGGCCGGACACGAAGAAGATCTGGACAGTTATTGCGCGGGTGAACCGCTTGAGGAAACCCTGGATTCCGGCGCGTACATCACCGAGGACGTGGAAGCGGTCTACGTGGATGGTGTGTGCGTCTAGGCAAGGAGTGCTGTATGTCTACAAAGGTCATGCGTCGTCGTCTTGGTCGTTTGTACGCGAAGGACAAGAACGACAAGAAGTTCCCGCTGAAAGCGTTGCTGCCGCGACGCAAGTCGCAACGGACCAGCCGCAGCTGGTACGACGCGTACTGGAACGGCAACCAAGGCAACACGCCCAAGTGCGTGGGCTACGGCTGGACCCACTGGCTGGAAGACGCCCCCGTGATCCCGGGAAGCAAGACGCATCCGGCCGTCGACCCCAACAAGGTCTACAAGCTGGCCCAGCAGCTCGACGAGTGGCCGGGTACCAACTACGACGGTAGCTCCGTCCGTGGTGGTGCCAAGGCGATCCGAAAGCTGGGCTTCATCAGTGCCTACCACTGGGCGGCCAACCTGGACGAAATCATCCAGTGGATCCTGGAGAAAGGTCCTGTGGTTGTCGGCACCATCTGGACCGAGGACATGTTCACACCCAACGCCAGCGGGCTCATCGTGCCCACGGGCGAAGTCGTTGGCGGGCACTGCTACGATCTCAACGGCGTGAGCACGATCACGCGCAAGTTCCGCGCCAAGAACAGCTGGGGAACCAGTTGGGGCAAGGGCGGGCACGCGTACATCAAGTTCGAGGACATGAACACGCTGCTCTTCCCGTCCTCGGGCGAGCCGGGGGAGGCCTGCGTGGCCACGGAAAAGGGCGTCGTTTCGCCCAAGCAGTAGTCCGCAAGGAGACGACAATGGATGGCGACAGGGTTCCGCCGCAGGCTCTCTTCGGCCGTGTGCGAGGTCACTATGTGTATCCGGGCAACCAAGACACGGTCTACCTCTTCCGTTTGAAGAAGGAGAATCGGCGTCTGCTGCTTCCCGGAGACTGGCTCAGCCAGGGTGAGGACAGCTGCAACTTGATCATGTATCAGTGGGCGGCTATCACAGGCGAGCTGCTTCGTGGTGCGCCGGATCGTCGGCTGTACAACCTCTCCGCGATGTACATCGAGTTCGAGAACAACGGCGGCGCTGCCGTCAGTCCTCCGACCAATGATGATCGCGGCAACGGTCGTGCTTACTACGATTCGCTGCTGAACGATGCGACTCGGGATTACCTGCGGGTACCCATGACTGCGGTCACGCTGGAAAGCACGGACGATGAGCTGTACCCCGATGGCAACAAAGTGACCTGCTTCGCGCAGACCACCGGTGCCGTCGGTGTGCACGGCAAACCGTTCAACGACTCGGCACCGAGCCGTGTCTACGGCGGAGCCCTGGTCGCTGCTCCGAAGTTCTCCGACGCGACGCAAGACATGGTCTTCTCGCGGTTTTACTTCTCCACTGCGGCAAAGCAGTTGGTCAAGTTGGCAAATTCGCAGGTGGGTCTGAAGTGGCCCATCACGTTGCTGTAGTCGGGCAAGGACGCCCAGGAGGCCAAGGATGGCAGGGTTCCAGGAACTCATTCGGCTGATTGTCGATGGCGAGCTGGTCAACGCGGGTGTGACCAACCGCGCCGCCCGCGACCTCGACGGCAACGTGCGGTACGTCCGCGACGTGGTCGAAGCGGCCTTGATGGGCCAGACGCTGTTCTTCCGCAACCAGACCGTGGACACGGAGGTGAACGAAGGGCAGGCTGTCTTCTACAACGCGGAGACGCAGCAGTTCGAGCAGGCGCTGGCGTCCGTACTGACCGATGCCTTGACCGGCCAGCTCTATACGGCCCCCTCCACCCATTGCTGGGGCATCGTGTCGCGGAAGTTGTCGGCGGACAAAGCCGACATCCTTCTGATGGGTGTTGCCGACATCAACCTCGACGACGCCGTAGAGGGCACCGTGGTGCCCGGCATGTATTTCCTGTCTGGGAGCACCCCCGGGCACTTGGAGAGGCAGCAGCCGCCTGTCACGGTCCCTGTGTGCCTCATCGCAGGCGAAGGGACCACCGAGGGCACATACCAGGTCTACGTGAACACCAACTTGAGGGACCTGCTCGACGCGCACAAGCACTACCGCTTTGAACTCAAGGCCACGCCGTCGGGAAACACCACCCCGCCGGAGGTAGGCGACAGACACACCGTCACCGATGCGGACCCCGAGATCGAGGGCTGGCTGCCCGCCGACCATGCCGTGTTCGAGGGCAAGGCTCCGGCCGGGGCGGCCTTCGGTTACAACCTGTCGGTGAGCGCGTTGAAGGATCTGTGGCCGCCGGTTCCCGTCCAGAGCAGCTACCTGGAATGGAACAAGGGCGAAGACAAAGAGCTGTTGGGCATGGGCGTCCCACTGGGCCGTGACGACCTGTGCATCATCGACGCCCACGGGATCTGGTGGATGAGTGACTGCTACGACGACGTGCCGTGGCCCACCGATCTCGACACGCTCACCGAGACTTCGGAGAGCTGGTCCGCACTGGAATGCCCGCGGATCCTGAACATGCGGCTGATCCTCTGGTTCACGCGGATGGTGTTCTACACCAACCAGACGTGCGTGCTCAGCCTGACTCCGGTCGCAGGCAGCGGTCTCTCGATTACGTGCCTGGGTACGGACGATCCGGCAACCACGGGCCACCTGCAAATCGACCACGACCTGGCCCTGATGATCAACCGTACGGACTACCCCGGTTACCTGGTCTTCAAGGCGATCAACGACAAACGATTCGACTTGGGCCCTGTGGTGGAGGGCATCAAGCCGGGGTCGGACTTCGTGCGAATCACACCGCTGGAAGGTCGCGGCATTGTCGACGAAGATGGCTACTGCCGCGGCATGTTTGAGATCGACCTGGGCGAGCCTCTCAACGGGATGGAGTTCCCCGTGGAGACTGTGCGACTGGCAGGGGCACGCGAAGCGTTCGTGAACAATGTGATCGCGCTGGGCTTCGACGCTGCCAAGCTTGCCACGTTCTATGGCCGGATCTCGATCCGTGGCAATCTCGAACTGCCGACCGGGACACAGATGCGACTGCGACTGATGGTCTTGGCGCGGTACAAGACGGGCACGAGCACGGATGTCCCGGAAGACGTGTTCACGGTGACCGTTCGTCGTCTGCCCAAGCCCGAGACCTTGAACACTCCCGTGGCGCTGCCATTGGTGGACACCACGTTGCCTGTTGACTGCTCCGCCACGATCACTGAGGCCAACCAGTACTACGAGATCCAGACTGATCCCTTCGACGTCGTGTCCGGAGATGTGATCATGTTTTCGGTGACGCGGCAAGCCACGGACGACTACGCAGGCGAGCTGGACATCGTGCGCAAGTACGGCATGCTGGTCGTAGCCGAATAAGCGGGAGGGCCAGGGATGGCTATCGAAGTCAGGAACCAGGAATGGCTCGATCACAACAGTAATCGATCCTATCCCCTTTGCGACGACACCGCGCAGCGCGACAGCACGGCGGGGTTTTCGTTGCCCAAGGACTTCCTCGTCTCGCTCTACCTGGCCGTGCACGCGGGGCACAACGTCAACCCGGCCAAGTTCTTCATCAAGACTATCGGCGCCTATGCTTCCGGGTACAGCGTGGTGGTCGGCTACTGGAACGGGACCACGGCGATCCCTGTTGCTTCCGCCCTCATCGCCCGAGCGGCGCACACGCGGCGGAACGTCGAATATCGCCTGAGTGGCCTGGGTGACTTTGTCGATGCGGCCGGACATCTGGTGATCGGCACGCTGGACTCGATCGATCAGCAGCCCGCAGGGCAGTGGGAGTTTGACTTCGATGATGCGCGGTTGGAGGTGGACTGCTTGCGGCCGCAGATTCGCAATGTCACCGCGTTGCGCGTGCGGACGGGGACCCAGCTCTCGGAACGCATCTACGGCGACGTGATCCTGCGCGCGGGGAAGAACATTCGCATCACGCCGATCCTGGTCGAGGACGAGGACCCGGTGCTGGTGTTCGACGCGATTGCGGACGATGGTCTGAACGAGCCCTGCATTTGTGTCGACGAGACGCTCGACGACTGCATCCGCACGATCAATCGCATCGGTCCGACCGCCGAAGGCGATTTCAGTGTGCTGGGCAGCGACTGTCTAGAGGTGCAGAGCATCACGCACGGCATTCGACTGGTGGACACGTGTTCCGAGCCGTGCTGCGGCTGTGCTGAGTTAGAGACTGTCACATCGGCGCTGATGATGTTCGGATCCCAGGCGACGACGCTGGAGAATTTCCTGGTCAACTTGGAAGCACGAGTCACCGAGATGGACCAGGTGGTGCTGGGAAGCATGTTCGGCGACCGAGGCTGCTTGACGTGTAACACGGAGTTCTAGGAGGACCAAGGATGGGTCTCACCGTATACAAAGGACTGCAAATCTGCTCGCCCGAGCCGACCGAAGATGGCGGGCGAGCACTCAACGACAACTTTCGCACCCTGGGCGACTTCATGGAGACCGGGGGCGGCGGCGGGCCCGGTTCGCAAGGTGTGCAAGGGCCGCAAGGACCGATCGGTGGAGACGGTGCGCAAGGTCCACAAGGTCCGACCGGGGGCGACGGTGGAGCCGGAGCGCAAGGGCCGCAAGGTCCGAGCATCGCGGGTGCGCAAGGTCCACAAGGTCCGACCGGGGGCGACGGTGGAGCCGGAGCGCAAGGGCCGCAAGGTCCGCAAGGGCCTGCGACGGGTGTCCAAGGCGCGCAAGGACCGCAAGGTCCAACCGGAAGCACCGGCGACACAGGAAGCCCCGGAAGCTCCGGCGCGCAAGGTTCGCAAGGTCCGCAAGGTCCAACCGGAAGCACCGGCGACACAGGAAGCCCCGGAAGCTCCGGAAGCCCCGGCGCGCAAGGTCCGCAAGGTCCGCAAGGTCCGACTGGAAGTACCGGCGGAGCGGGAGCGCAAGGCCCACAAGGTCCGAACATCACGGGATCGCAAGGCCCACAAGGACCGACCGGAAGCACCGGTGGAGTCGGATCGCAAGGCCCACAGGGTCCACAAGGACCGACCGGAAGCGCCGGTGGAGTCGGCGCGCAAGGTCCGCAAGGCCCGAACAGCGCAGGCGCGCAAGGCTCGCAAGGGCCACAAGGTTCGCAAGGAACGACCAACACCTTCTTCACCGCCACCATTGCCAAACCTGCGGCCGGGTGGGACAGCCTGGTAATCCCGCTGTGGCATGCACCGAGCGACGGTGGCTGCGCAGTCACCAAGATCGCGGCCACTGTGATGGGGCGAAACACCCCGACGCTGACATTCAACATTGAGGAACGGGCCTATGGTTCGCTGGGCAGCGCAGGCTTCGTCACCTATAGCTTCTGATTCGTGAAGAGGCACAGCCATGAGCGCACCCACTGGTGGAACCTGGACGATCACGTACAACGGTGAAACCACCTCCGGTTTGTCTTACAGTGCCTCAGCGTCGGAGGTGCATGACGCGTTGGAAGCTCTTACCGGGCTGTCTGGCAAGATCACTGTCGAGGTCAACGCTACGGGAGCGTTTCCGGCCAAGGGCGGTGGTTACCGGATCACGTTCGACGAGAGCATGGGTGATCCCGCTGGGGAGATTACGCTCAACGATTACCTGCTAGGAGCCGACACGCCGACGCTCACACCAAGCACATACACGCCCTGGGCAGCGGGCGAGAGCGGCCGCAACGAAATCATCGGGATCGAGGTGTCTTACCCCATTGATCCCGGCGGTAATTACACCATCATCACCCCCAGTGGAGAAACCGGTCCCTACGACCAGCCTGCACCGAGTCTGCAATACTTCGCGGACATGATTGCCGCAGTGACGGGATGGACAGTTGTCGGTTCTGACGGCAGCCCCGTCGTAAAGTGCGAGGTTACCAGCCCGGCCAAGACCGACCTTGGCAACTGCTCGCTGGGGTCCAACACAACCAACGGCACCATCTGGGTCACCAACGTCCAGGATGGTGCACCGGACGGTCCGGGTACGTCGGAAGTGCAAGACATTGTCCTGGACTTCGCCGAGGGCGGTGGCGCGCCTGGCGCCAACACGCAGCCCACGGGCGGCACGTGGACGATCACCGTCTCGAACTACGGCACAACGGCCCCGCTGGACTTTGACGCCTCCACGGCCGAAGTGCAAGCGGCGCTCCAGGACATCTCCGGGCTTTACGGATTGGTCAGCGTCGACAACTGGTACGGCTACACCTTCCCCACGCAGGGCGGTGGCTACGCCATCTATTTCTCGGGCGCAGCGGGCGAGCTGGGCAGTGTGACAGTGGACCAGTACCTGGAAGGCGTCGAGGACATCGCAATCGACGTCACGATGCACCTGGACTACGTCGAGCACGTCCCGGAAGGGTCACCCTTCGAGATCTCGATCGACACCCACTGGGCCTATGAAGGGTATTGGTCGTTTCCCGAGGGGGGCAGCGGTTGGAGCGGTGGTTCCATCTACTACGATTCCACTGCTGATGGCTGCATTTCCGCACTGAGCAATTCACACACCAGTTGGGAATCCGTCGGCGCAGGGAGCGTGGCAGAGGGTGTTGTCGTGCTTCGCTCTAGCGTACGCGGCACGCCAGCAACAATTTGGGGCGGAACCTACTACGGTCCGGGCGACTGGGGATCAAGCTCCACGATGATGCCGTCGTTTCCCAGCATATCCCTCAGCAACGGCGGCGAGGACCCCGGACCTCCGCAAGGCGAAACCTGGTACTTCGTCTTGTCGTTCACTTCCGGGGTGCTCGACACGTTCCAGATCATCATAGCGGGCTAAGCATGACCAGTCCCTACGGAACTTCCAACACCGACGACTGGGGCCGCACGCCTATCGGGGTCAACCAGCACCAGGGTGGAGAGCTGTTTCCGTTCTTGGCCGAGGACCACCACGTCCACAAGCTGATCGCGGATATGGAGCTGACGTACCGCGACGATGACGATACCCACCCACGGCCGTTTCGTTTGGTGTGGCTATCCGGCTTCGGTGAAGACGAAGTCTCTCTGTCGTTGTCGCTTTCCGAGTCCGAGTCTGTCTCCGATTGTGTGTTGCACGACCGGGATGCGCTGATCGTCGATGCCAACAACGTCACCGTGTTCGACTCTCGGTATTGCGAGGAGTACACTGCGAACGATTGGGGGCCGCGATTCGTGCTTCATGAATGGTGCACCGACGACGATGTCCTGCGAATTGCCGAGTTCACGGCCTGGAAAGAGACCGAAGAGGAGATCGAGTTCCCGGCCTATTTGGAACTGGACAACGGAACGCTCGATGATCGCGTGCTGTACCAGTTGCCGCTACAGCTGCGGTCGTTGCGTGTCGGCTTGACTATGATCCGTGGCACCGGGGTGGAGTTTCGCGAGGGGTACAATTTTTCCTTACGTACGGAAAATCCGACCCAGCCGATTCGTAGTCTCGGTGGAGACCCGGCCGGACGGCCCGACGGCGGTCGCTACGAGACGCTGGTCGACTTCGCGGCTATTCCGGGGGAAGGGGAAGGCCGCTACCCTGCCACAATCACTGGTCCGACAGGGATCCGCACCTTCAACGGTATCAAGCCGGACGGACGACTGAATTTCATTTACGACGCATTGCAGTGCTACCGCTGGGAACGCCCGATCCAGGAAGTGCTGTCCGTGGATCCTCGCGAAGTACGTATCTTGGACCACGCTCTTCAAGCGTTCAACGACTGTGGCCCGTGCTGCGACTGCGACGACTTCATCGCCGTGTATGAGGCAATCCGTCGCTTACGTGACAGGTATGCCGACCTACTCGCCAGGGCACAGACTGTCCGCGATGTGTTCTCCCATAACCGCGACCGTTTCCTCGCCCAGCAGGCATGTCGGCAGCAAGATTCGTTGCGCGTTCTGTTGCGAGCGGATTGTGGCAACTACGTGGACGTGGTGGTTGGACTTTGCAACAACCGCGATGAGTGTCTGCGGAACCCCGTCGTGCTGCTCAACTTCGCAGGAGCTACGACAGGGGTCGGCGTGATCCGCTGCACCGACATCTATCGGACTGGCAATGTCCTCGGCGGCATGAACAGCGGTCAGCACTGGCAAGCCATTCCCTCCAGCATGGAGCACTACACGCTCGGAGGCGAGTGGCCGCACTACTGGGCCACGTGGGACGCGATTGAGCCAGGATCTCTCGGCTCCATTGTTTTTCGGATGTCGATGCCCGACGCGCAGTCTTCAGGCAGTCTCGTGTTGAAAGCGGACGCCTATCGTCGTGAAGGTGTCCTGGCGACGCCGCCCGACGAGCCACCTATTCCCGACGTTGACTGGGAGGTAGGACCGCTCACTGAGGCTGCCCAAGCGCTGCGGCTGGTTCCCGACTTTGTAACGGTTACCGTCAGCGTGGCGTCGGGTTGCTGCACGGACACAACACCTCCGTCTGGTTAGTCATGGCCATTCGCACGCAATCCTGGTACGACTTGAACTGTTCGCGAGCCTACCCGCTCGACGATGCGGCGTCGGCCGTTGACGACCAAGGCATCCGTCTCCCCAGCCACTTCATCGCAGATCTTAACCTCAAGTTTCCGTCGACAGCCGGACAGTACGTCTATCTCAGCGGGATCACAGTCACTGAGCGGCTCGTGACGCTGGTGTTCTTGGCGACGAACGATCTCGATGACGCCTCTGCGTGCGTGCCGCTGGCGGCTGTGACCGTAGAGAAACCTGTCACGTGCTTTCGGCAGTACGCCGTTGACGCGTTGTACCCCGGCGTAGGTGGCTGGGTCGTTTTCGGGCACGGCGTGGACGACGAACCGCAGTATTCTGCCCGGTTCTCGACGTCGCAGCAGTCCCTGTTCACACGACGGGCAGTGCACATTTACACGCCCCTGCCAATTCCGAGCATGGGTCGGCTCAACAACGCGACGGCGCTCACGGGTCTGATCTACCTGCTGGGCGGTGACGACATTGAAATCGTGAAAGAGTGCCGCACGATCCCCGACGCTCCTGCCAGAGTGGGCGACGAATGTGATGACGCAACGGAAGAGTCCGTTGGCCGCGAGTGTATCGTCATCCGGCTGATCGCCGGAGCCTCCAGCGAGATCGTCAACCCTGTCGCGAATCTCAACGTGTACGGCAAGTACGCGGGTGACTGCGACAATGTGGCAGAGAGCCACGCATGCGGAGAGGACGAGCCCATCCAGTTCATCGGCCCTGTGCAGCCAGACTGCTGCGGGAACATCACCATCAAGTTTCGTGGGTGCGCTTCGATCAGTGAGATTGTTGAGGCGGCGACATTGGACGAGCACGGCTCGCTGTCCGAGGTGGCCTCCGCAACGGGTGTGATTGTGGACTGCGGGCTAAGCCTGGTTGACGCCTGCGTCTCCAAGGACCAACTACCGTCACCGGACGGAGAATTGCCCAACGAGTACTACGACCTTTGCGAAAGTGCGTCGTTTTCCGACTCGCTCAGCATCACATTCCCACTCGACGAAAGCTTCAGCTTCACGTACCCTGCCGAGTTTCCCGAGGAAAGCGAGGCCTGGTACACGTTCGAGGATGAGTTCGAGACCTACGATGCGCTGTGGCAGGTCAAAGCGGGTTGCTTCGGGTACGTGGAAGGTCACCGCGGCGCGGACAGTCTCTCCTTGAGCGACATGGAGGGTGAGCTGGAGTGGGCCATGTCCACGGTGTTCACCAACAGCGCCCTGGGCACCAACCTCGTGCGATGCGCGCATCCCAACGTGCTGCACGTGTTCCGTCGCAAGGTCTCGGCAATTCTGGAGATCTATCAAGGCGGCCCGGGTTGCTGGCACAACGCCTCGGTAGCGGCGGCGATCCGGCCGGTACATGAGGACGTGTTCACCTGCCTGATTGCCGAACTGGACTGGGACGGGTTCAACCTGGGATACAAGTCGTTTCGGATCGCCTACTGGAACGGCGCAGCGTGGAGTACACTGGCAAGTGCGGCCGTACCAACGATGGGGTTGGACAAGGCGTATTACGTCTCGCTGTCTCTTTACCCCTGCACGGACACGACTGCGTGGGTTATTGCAACACTTACAGGAATGGACGACGGGATCAGCGTGAGCCTTGGCCCGACGCTGATTACGGATTTCTCAAACACGGATTTCGGGTATCCTGGTCTGTACACCAAGCGAAGTAAGGCAAACTTCTACTGGTTTGGATACAGGCCTGTCTAGCACGGAGGAGCGACGATGACCGAGGAGCTGGAACAATTCCCTGTTGGCGAAAAGCGCGCCAAAAAGAAGAAGGGCGTGGCGAAGAAGACCGAGACGCTTGCGGAGAGTCAGGAGCTGGCGACACCCATCGAGCTGAAGGTCGCACCCAAGGCGGCGCCTGCCTTCGTCGAGGCTGTCGAGGTTCCTGTCGTCGAAGAGCCGGAGGAGGAAGAGATTCTTTCGCCCGTGGTGGCTCTGGAACCGCCGCCCGCCGCGGAAGTTCTAGCGGACCCTGCCTGGGAAGCTCTACTCTCAGGACTCAATCCGGCAGTCATGTCTGCGGTATACGAGTCGGGGATCTTCGACCTGCCGACGCTGCTGGGAAAGACCCCACGAGATCTGCGGCAGCCGAACGGTCGCCTCACCAGCCTGCAACTCACTTTGCTGATCCAGGCGTTGGCCAAGCAGGGCCTGCAGCTCATGCCGTCGCCTCTGCCTCCGCCCGACCCGGTTGCGGAACCGCGGGCAGTGTCGACGGGACACGCCCAATCGAAGTACGTGCGACATGTTGTGCGCACCTCGCCTCCGATGACGCCCAAGAAGCGTTGCATGTAAGCAAGGGAGGCCAAGGATGGCCACAGAGCGGGTCCTGCATCCTGAATGGCGCGACGAAGGGGAGCCCACCAAGTACCCTTTCGCGGACGAGGCCACGCTTCGCGCCGCCGACGGTGCGTTCATTCCGGAATCGCTCTTTCTGGACGCCGTCTTCTATCCGATTGGCGGCGGGACTCAGCTCTACTTGTCGCAGGTAGAGCTGAGTCACCAAGAGGCCGTCCTTACCATCGGCGATGAGGTCAACTCCGCGATTGCCTACGGCACGGTCGATATTCTCAACCCTGCGGACAGCATCCGGTTTGTGGACCTCTATGGTCGACCGGCCGGACTGATTGTCAGTGAAGCAGGGCGATTGGCCCTCTTCCAGGCGTGGCAGACGGGTATCCATCACTTTACGGCCGACGCGACCGGGTTTGCTGCAACCTGTTGCATTCCTACGCCCGAAATCGGCGTTCGCGGAATCCTGCTCGCGGATGGCAGTCTGTTCGTAGGGGATATTTGGATCGTTGGAGAGACTGGCGTGGTGTTGACGGCCGAGGCAGCAACTTACGCTGCGACAGGGTCCCCTCGCGAATCGGCGGCTTACAACTACATTCGTGTGGATATTGTCGGAGATCCGCTGTTCCGTCGCTCGCGTTGTGAGCAGATCTTCACGACACCGCGATTTCTGGAGCAGATCACAGTACAGGACGGCTGTCGCCAGATCATTGCGAGACCCGACCAGTACGGTGATTTCAAGATCACCGTAGGCCACCAGGACGCTGTCGATACGGTGCTACGCATTCGTACAACGCCGGAGGGCCTAGTATTCGAGGCCGTTGGCGAACCGCTCAAGAGCATCAGGTGAGCTATGGCGAAGACGACTTGGTTCAACGACAACGAGAATCGTGCGTTCCCTTTTGTTGCAGGTACTGCGGGCCAAGTCTACACGACAGGGTCTCGACGGATCTACCACATCCCTAATGCCACCTTTGTGGATATGGGCTTCGTCATGGGCGTCAACTCGGGGTTCGTCGAAGGTGAACACATCGTCTATCTCTCAAGCGTGACGTACAGCCGCAGTTCACACACATCTGTGTTCACTTTCAAGTGCACGGCGCCTCGGTTGATTACCAGGTACTTGCAACTCTATGTTTCCGGTAGTTTGGGAGAACTCCCGAAATACTCGACTTGGGACTTTGCACACGCGGGACCAAAAATCCCGCACTACCTTGAAGACGACTGTCTCGACGATGAAATGTGGTCAGGCTATGCCGTGTTCGGAGATTTGACTCCGCTCAAGACACTCATCGGCTACTACAACTCACTCTCTTATTCGCCGACGGTACGGACGATCGTCGAGCCCGCACTGATCCACAACCTGGCCAACAGCTATGCGCGCACGCTCAACTTGGCCTGCGCCGACCGGACACGAGCTACGCGGCCGGACGGCTGTCGCGACCTGTGCTGGCCGGTGCCTCCGCAACCGATCTGGATTCGCGACACGTGCCTCACCGGTCACGTGCGGTGGCAAGAGGGTAAGAACTGCCAGATTCGGCAGGACGACGCGCAGAACGCAATCATCATCGGAGCAATGAAAGGCGGCGGAGAACCTCCTTACGGCGGTGAGACGTGTGAAGAGATCCCGCTGTACGATGGCGAAGAACCGCCGCCGGGTCGCTCGCGACTGGACGGCGCGCTGCGATGTTCCGAGGTGATGCGCACGATCAATGGCGTAGGTGGTCGCGTTGTGATGTTGCAGGCAGGTGCCGGTGTGAACATTTCGCCCGATCCCGACAATTCGGAGATCGTCATCGACGTGAACATGCACTCCATGGCCGCCTGTGGCGAGACCGAACCCGACGAGTCGGAAAACTGTTCGTGGTCGGAGTCCTACGACCCCTGCGCTTGCGGACCGGAATAATGACAGACGATCCCTTGGATTTTGCGCCAGTCTTTCAGCCGACGCGCTGCGAAGTGCGTCCGGTACGTCCGATCCCCGAAATCCCGCGGATCAGTGACTGCTATATTCCTGATGTTCCGACTCCCATTCAGGACTGTCAAAATCCGAGCGTTCCGTACATTCCTCCACCGGACACGCCGCCGCCTGGACCGCCTGGACCGCAAGGACCGCAAGGCCCGCCAGGTATCGGCACTCCGGGCCCGGGAGGTCCGGCTGGCCCTGCCGGACCTCCCGGGCCTCCAGGTGGAGTAGGGCCGACAGGGCCCGTAGGCCCGGCAGGACCGGCCGGGCCTGTCGGCCCGGCAGGACCACCAGGACCGCCAGGACCGCCTACGCCAGGACCGGCTGGCCCGCAGGGACCTCCGGGAACGCCAGGAGGCCCAGGCCCCCAAGGCCCTGTAGGGCCGACAGGCCCCACCGGTCCTGCCGGTCCGACAGGCCCAACGGGTCCACAAGGTCCAGCCAATGGTCCCTCAGGTCCCGCAGGTCCGCAGGGGCCTGAGGGACCGGAAGGTCCACGGGGACCCGGCGGTCCGCAAGGTCCGAAGGGCGACAGCGGCATGGGCAGTGGTAGCGGAAAGTCCGCCATCGTGGCCTACACGCCGGAAAATGGCGAAGAGCAGTACGTTGGGATGATGTGCGTGGAAATGCCCGAGACACGGTTCGAGGACACGGTGCACGCGTTCATCTGTCACCGCGGTACTGTGGCACTGGATGCGTGCTTCGTGGCCATTTGCGAGCCGGACTCGTTCGAGGTCGTGGGCCGCAACACGTCGCACCCGATTCCGCTGGGCGTATCGCTGCGAGGGACCGACGTGCAATTGGAACTGGCGTACCGTGCCGAGACAGTGGTGCACGTGACCGTGCGTGTGAGCGGCATCCGTAAGGGATCTGCTGGTCGGTTCCGCCAGTTCACCAAGGAGCAGATGGAACGCAACGAGGCGTTCTGGAGACAGGCGCGTGAAGACTGAGAAGCGGTTCTACCTGGCATTCAGAGTGCCCGTGGCACCCGGCGACATGACCATGGTCACCGCTCTCGTTCGCGACCTCAAGCTCACCTACGGTGACCGCTACGCCATCGACGTGCAACAGAAGTTTCCGGCGGTCTGGCGGAACAACCCGCATCTGACACCACTCAACCGCCGCGATCCTCAAGTACGCACGATCTACCTCGACTACCGCAGCTCGCTCAAGCTGCCGCAAGAGGGAAAGCTGGTGCACTATGTCTCCGCGTTCCATCGCATCTTCGAGGCGGAGACCAAGATCCATGTCCCGTTGCTGTTCCCCAAGCCGGACTTGCACCTGAGCGAGGAGGAGAAGAGCACGCCGCTGATCTCTGGTCGCTACTGGATCGTGGTTCCCGGCGGCAAGTTGGACATGACCAACAAGTGGTGGCCGACGGAGTACTGGGAGGAAGTGATCCAGAAGCTACGGCCATGGGGTCTGCGATTCGTACAGGAAGGGGCCGCCAAGAAGCTTCACGAGCATGCTCCCGTACACAACGTGCTGAACATGGTGGGGCTCACAGGGCAGCGCGACCTGATGCGCAACGTCTACCACGCAGAGGGTGTGATCTGTGGCGTCAGCTTCCCGATGCACCTGGCAGGAGCCTTTGACCGTCCTTGCGTCGTGATCGCGGGCGGTCGAGAAGAGCCCTGGTGGGAAGCATACTGCAACGACTTTCGGGCTTTCGGCCCGCAGTGTGCCCCGGTTAAGATGCCGCATCAGTTCTTGCACACGCTCGGGCAGCTGCCCTGCTGCGAACACAAAGGGTGCTGGCGACGTCGCGTAGTTCCCCTGGGCGACGACCGGCCCAAGTACGATGAGGACCTCTGCTACCGTCCGTTGCTTGAATTCACACCACCCCGGCCGACGTGCATGGAGATGATCAAGCCAGGACACGTCATGAACGCCGTGATGCGGTACTATGAGGAAAAGTTCCTGCCGCCTCCCCTAGCCCACGCACAACCATGAAGCCCATTGGATCCGCCGACTCTCCTTACGACCTGCCGCCCACGGGCAAGTTCCCAGCGATCTGCCCACGTTGCGGTACCAGCCTGGCCCAGTTCATCGCGGGCGAGCCCTTGCCGCCGTCTTTGCCTGCGTCAACACTGCAGACGTTACCGCATCCGCCGGAGCCCGGCGACCTGTACGTACCCCCGGAGCCTCGGCTAGTGAATCCGACGGAGCTGATGCGAATAGGTGCGGTCACAGCTCCGCCTGCACCTGTGGCGCATCCAACCGCGAGCACGTTGTCGGTGCTGGACGATCCCAAGATCGGTGGCAAGGTGACGATCTGTGTGCTGTTGTTCGGGGCACACCACAATCTGCACCGGCGATGCTTGAACTCGATCATGACCACGGTGCCGCCTTCGCGGATGGACCTGCGCGTGGCCACAAACCAGGTAGCCCCAGAAACTGTCACGTATCTGCAGACACTGCCCATCACCAAGGTGTACGCAGACACGCGGGCACGCCGCAAGTACCCTGCGATGCGGGAGATGTTCTGGGACCCGGTGTTGCCTATCAACACGCAGTGGTTGATATGGTTCGACGATGACACATGGGTGCGGCCCGAGTGCAGTCGCTGGCTCTCCCTGCTCGGTGACGCCATCGTGAGCGACCCGGACCCCTTGCTGGGTATGCTGGGCATGCGACGGCAGCACCCTCTGATTCATGCGAGTCCTCGTCGCGACCCGCGTCAGTGGTTTCGGTCCGCGACCTGGTGGCGCAACCGCTCGATGCGCGACGCAAAGGGCAATCCGATACCCAACGGCTCGCGAATTCATTTCTGCCCCGGCGGGTTCTTTGCCTTGCGCGTGGACGCGATGAAAGCCTGCGACATCCCCGACACGCGGCTCTGTCATAACGGCGGCGACATCGTGATCGGGGAGCAGCTGTGGCAGGGCGGGTTCACGTTGCGCAGCTTCAACGAGGAGAAGAGCGTGGTGGCCCAGAACGACTCACCTCGCCGCGGTTTCCGCGAACGGTTCCCCTTCTATGTCTGAGCCCAGATCCGACAAGGTGTTTCGTCTGGACGTGCCCGGGATCGTGCAGCTCCTGGGCTGTCCTGATTTCTATGTGGCCTGCCCGGCCTACTTCTATCTGCGCGCCCAGGGCCTGGAGACGTATCGGCGGCACATGCGAGCCATCGCGACTCGGGGCACCCCGGACCACGTTCCTGAGTGGGACAACCTGCGGATGTTCGGGCCGTTGCTGGGGTCGTTCGTCAAGCACACGATTGCGATGCACGAGACAGACCCGGCGATGCTGGAACCGTTCTACGCGTACCTGACGAAGAAGCTGGGCTACCGGCCCACGGCGGTTCTGCTAACATACAGAGACGGCAAGGAGAGTAACGAGCTTCTGCTGTACTGAGTGCAAGGAGGCACGCATGTCCAGTCGGGGAATCACGCTGCTGCTGCAGCCCCAGGAACGCGTCTACGTCCCCAATCGCGGCGAGGGTTTCCGGCTCCGCGTCACAGCCACAGACGCTGTGGACATGCCCGCGGAGATCTTCCTCCATCAGACGCGACTGGTCGATCCAGTGGAAGCAGTGAGCGGCGATGAGTTCATGTGCATCTGCTCGCCCTTCGACCTCACCATCTACCCGGCCCAGGAGCCCGACCTGCTCCAATTCCCGCAGTTCTTTCGCAAGAGCGTGCTGGACGTCATCCTGCCCTCGCAGGCGGTGGCCGAGGAGAGCTGGCTGGCGATCTACGGCGAGGTCAATGGGCTGATCGAAGCGCTTAACAAGCTGGAGTATCTGTTGCCCGGTGAGTCTGTACGCTGTGGCGAGCCGTTGGCTGTTGACGATTCCGAGTCTGTCACTGAGGACTGAGCATGCCGCTGCCCAAAACACCCAACGTCGACTTGACGGACGACAACTTGGTCCGCATTATGCGCGATCCGAACTTCACCATCGCCTTTCCGTTCCTGGCCACGGCGATGGCAAGGGCCCAGGGCACCACGAAGAAGTGCGGCGGGTGCGGACGGAAGAAAAGGGCCAACCGCCACATCGATTTCAACCTCATCCGGCGACAAATTGTGGAGCTGCCGGTGGCCGAAAAGGGTCGCATGAAGGCCCTGCTGAACACGAATCAGGTGATTATTCACTACCTGAAGACCAACGGGCAGAAGCACAAAATTCGCTTCTGATTTTGGGCTAAATTCGGGGTCAAAACGGGGCATAATACCTTGGTCCCAGAGCTTATGTTCTGCGGGCCACTTCTAGGGGTGCTGGCAAAGGCTCTTCTCGCACCTCGCGCTGTCTACCGCGGCCTGCCAAGGCCAATGACGGCGCTTCTCGGCATCGGACAAGTCCGATGACCAAATATCCGGGGACCTCTGTGACAAGAGGCGGCCTGCTCAACGCAGGACGAACGGTTGCACACCGCCCCAATCGAGCTGTGACTCAGCTCGTTCGGCCATTGTTTACGGGTCGGAACCCGCGAACAACTGGCAAGCCACGGACCGCAAGGACCCTGGCCCATCGAACGACAGAGTACGAACCTCTTCGCGGGGGTCTCGATACAAACGTGCCATTCTGTGTGGTAGATCCGTCGGAAGCCCTCCATGTCCGCAAGGCTGGAGTATTGGCAACATGAACTTCCGACGTTGTAAGAGCCAATCTACTGCACACACGTGATCAAAATGGGCCTCGGGAGGCCTCCCCGCGTTTATCTGGGGAGGACGTGGCGCCTGCGGAACCTTCGGACCGCTCCGACAAGAGGGGCGGTTGGAGGGGATGCTGCATGGAACACCCGCTCATGCCGGACAACCGGCTATGCGAGGAGCCAGGTAAGTGTGCTCACCGGGCCGCGTAAGGGCCCGGGCTTTGTTTTTCTGTTGTCCCCCTACTACAAGGAGCCAATCATGGCTAAGAAGCAAGCTACCATCGTTGACGACATCAATGAAACCTGCTGTGCCGGGTTCGCCAAGGGCCGCGAGACGGCCGACGCGTACCCGATGCTGCCGTCATCGCTGTTCATCGGAGCAGCGGTGGTGGGCTACGTGACCGAGTCCGTGTGCCAGGTGGCCAACTGCGTGGCCGCGTTGTTCGAGAGCGAGGAGGAGCCGGTGCCCGTTGTGGTCGCTGCCGGTCCGATTCGCCGCGGCCGCGGCCCCGCCAAGAAGCGGACCAGCAAGGAATAAGTCGGGGGACTTAGGCGGTAGAGCCCGCCGAGGTTCCCCACCAGGCCCTCGGCGGGCCACCCGCTTTCCCCTGCGGTCTTCGGACCGATGAAAACAACCCCCATGGGTTGACGTTTGTTCGCACCGCTCCTCCCCCGCCGGGCCAAGGAGCTGGTGCAGCAGACGTCGCCTGTGGGGGCTTGTTACACTGACTACTCTTCCTCATAGCTATGGACCTTTTTCTTTAGGTATCAAGATGCGAAGACGCCGCAAGGGGGGCAAAGACCCCGAACCACGGAAGCCTGCAAAGAAGTCGATCGAGCACCCGATGATTCTGGCCAGCGGTCCTTGTGGCATCGATCCGCCCGCGCACGCCACGCCCAGGTATCGGCACAAGGATCTCCTCCCCTACCCGTTGATGCGAGCCAGTGTGAACACAGAGGACGAGTCCACCACGGGCTGCCCGTGGGTCGACGAGAAGTACGGGCTGGAGTACATCCGCTACTGGGAGAACGCCAAAGTCCCGCCGACGTGGATGGACCCCGAGCGGTTCGTGCGGATGTGCCAGGCCGACCCAGCGATCAAAGCGATCCTGGCTCGGTGCATCAAACGGAACACGCAGCTGCCCGGCCGTAGAGAACTGCCCGCCGAGCTGGACCGGATCATGGAGGAGGTCTACTTGCCCCATGTGTTGCGGCTGTTCGAGCGGCACAAGTGGCTGCTGGCCCAGTGGCTGCTGGCCAATCATGCGGACAAGGTGCACCACCGGGCCGAGCTGGAGAAGGAGCGCAAGTACCGAAGAACCCTTGGTACGAGCGAGCCGGACGAGTAGAATAACGCCGTTATGACCGTCGCCCCAGGATCGGGGCGGAAAAGGATTTCCATGTGAAAGGAGTCACCTGTGGGACTGCAAGTCGTAGACGCATTTCAAGGAACGGACGGCGAGCTGCAAGGCACTGTGATCAAGGGGCAGGCCGGAACGGTCTGTTTGAAGAGCACGATGGTCAAGCAGGCAGAATTCCCCCGCGCGATCGACGAGCTGCGAAGCTCGGCGGCCAAACAGGAAGCGCTCGTGATCGCCGCCCAGCGGGGCGTGGCCGACCCGCGGATCAACGGCATGTCGTTGGCCCCGTATCCGGTTGACGCGCAAGGCAACAGCATCACCAACCCACTCGTCCAGAAGACGGCCGAGTACCGAGTGGACATCCCCGTCACAGGACGCTTGGTGTGATCGTCGAACTGCCCACCATCAGCGAACTGCAGCACCTGCTCCACGCTCTACCACGGGACCAGTTCAATCGCACCGCGCGTTCCGTGTGCCGACTGGATCCCGACAAGGTCGCGGAGCAGGTGAGCAGTTGGGCGCTGTTGGCCTTGGAGCTTGCTGATGTGATGGCCGTGGTCACACCGCTGGGCGAGATGGAGCAGACGCTGCTGCTTCAGCAGATGGAGCCTTGCCTTACTCGGCAGCTGGAGCAGCTGTTGAAGGTCCAGGACGAGCCCGTCTTCACCGTGAGGCCGTGCTTACTCTCGCTGGCCGAGCTGCGATACGCGGCATGGCCGGACGTGGAGCAAGACAGCTTGTGGGACACCAAGGAAGCCAAGTGGATTCCCCGGCTGCCGCGGCCTCCTTTGTATTTCTCAGCAATCGACGTCAACGCGGTGTTTCTGTTCAACCGCACCCAACTGCTCTGTTCGCGACAGGCAGGCGCAATGGTAAAGGCACGGAGGCCTGACTATGCCGATAGGGATGGACGCCCGGAAGAACATCCGCCAGCTGCTGACGGATGAGACTACGTTTGCCACGACGCTTCTCGTGCTGCTGCTGGACATGTATGGTCCCGATGCACTGGAATGGGACCCCCAGACAGTGGTGCTAGAGTTCGCGGACGACTTCGGCGTCGAGCTTTCCCGTGAGAACCTCGACAAGCTGATGACGGCCCGGGAGATCTTCACCAGCGACGATTTCTTCCGCCGCTTGCCGATCTTCGTCCAGTTCTGTAACATCCTGGCTGGCGACGACGTCCGCCCGGACATGTTCAACCCGGCCGACGCGGCCGAGTGCGCCTGGGGAATCGTGGAGGGGCTGCTGATCTGCCCGCCGGAAGATGACGAGCCTTTTTGTGATGAAATCCGGTACTACGTCGGCAAGGCTCTGGACGATGAGGGCATCAAGAACCCGCCCGACGTCCTCCGCATTGCTCTGTACGCGTCCGACGGGGAGCCCAGCAGCGAAGCGGATTTCGGCAGCATGTCGCTCACTGATCCAGCAATGTTCGGCGGCGAGTTCCAGATACAGCAGTCTAAGGCCGATGAAATCTCTCGGATGATCAAGGAGAACCTGAACGACCTGATCCGACAACTGCACTCCCTGCCCTTACAAACCGGACGCACGGAGGCGTTGCTGGAGAAGATCCAGGCTCAAGGCTGGCGGTAGATATTCCGCACGTAAGTAATTTCGCAGGGCCCCTTCACCGGGGCCCTTTCCATGCGCAAGGAGCACGCGATGAGTAGTGACGAGGGTGGCGGCTGCTGTGGCTGCCTGCTGTACGTGATCGGGATCTTGGCGGCCCTGGCCGTGATCAAGCTCCTGGTGAAGTTCCTGCTCTGGTGAACCATGATCGTGACGTTGTCCCTGAAAGAGCTGGCGACGGTCCTGGCTGCTCTTCGGTACTGGCAACAGGACCTGGCTGCGAACCCCGAGGGCCCTATCTCGGAGCACTTCGAGCGATTCAGACCGTTGACTGTCGAACAGATCGACAGGCTGTGTGAGCGATTGAACAACTGAACACGTAACCTGTTTCATTCTCCCAAGGAGGCCACAATGGCCGTGACGAAAGCCCCCAAGAAGCGCGAGACCAAAGAAGCTGCCATGAGCCAGGACATTCCCGCGGAAGTCCTCGCCGAAATCGCCACCAAGGTCGGCCAGCTGGATGGGCTGCAGAAGTCCGTAAAGCTGATGTATGAACAAATGGACCCCTTGGAAGCTCGACTCATCGAGCTGCTCAAGGACAAGCCGGACGGTGTGACGCTGGCCGACGGTCGTACGGCGAAGCTCAAGGACAACTTCATCGATCCCAAGACCGGGCTGCCCCGCAACAAGGCCTTCAAGGCCGCCGGAGTCAACCACTACGAGGTCGAACTCAAGTAGTGGACGCTCAGATCATTCAAGCAGGTGTCGGACCGGGACACCCCAAGTCCACGTGCGACGGCTGCGGTCGCCCTGTTACCAGGGAGGAAGCCGTCGCAACTTGTACCGACACTCGGTACGTGACCCTCTGTCCCGCTTGCTATCGTCGAGCAGGCAACACCGTGAGGTGACCATGGCTGAATACCGTTGTCGCGTTGAGATCGACGTCGACGCAAAGAGCCCCCAGGAAGCAGCGAGAACAGCCTACGAGCTGCTGACAAATCCTGAAGCGATCCCTTGGATCGTGGAGGTCTTTTCCGATGACCAGGGGCCGCCGGTTGAAGTCGACCTCGACCCGCTGTTGAACAAGGAGCCGGGCTGATGACCAAAAAGCCACCCAAGGCAGGCGACGCGGCAAAGGAACTGGTGGCGTTGATTCAGTCGGACTTGGAACAGCAACCTGCCCTGGGCAAACGTATCATCGTCAACGAGCTTCTGCGATTGCTCGCTCCGCCTGACCCGCCGACCGACAAGCCCGACCCGTTAGCGCCGATGACCGACGTCGAAGCCAAGTACTTCGGCGAGAAGGAGATGCAGTACGGGAAGCACGCGGGGGCCAAATACCGAGACATCCCGTTGCACTATCTGGCCTGGCTGGCCGACGAAAGCAAGCGAACCTGGCAAACGCTGACACGCTACTTGAACAGTAGCCAAGTCCAACGCGAGTGGGACGCAGAAGTGACTGAGGAGCGACCATGAAGTACGAGATTCGCGAGAACGCAGACCACACCCACACGCTGTACCGCAACGGGGAAGTAGCGATTCCCCGTGGCGGTCGGCCGAACAACGCCGAGCTGGAGTTCTGGCTGGAGATCGAAGAGCTTCGCGAGAAGCTGCAGAAGGCCGAAGAGACCCAGCTACGGCTTCAAAATCTGTGCCGGGATGTCCGCAACGCGGTCAACCAGTACCACCGCAGTCATCTTCAAAACGATCTGGATACGCTGGAGACCCTGGTGGCTCAGTGCAACCAGCCCTGGTTGATCGAGCTGCCTCCTGGGATCTTGCACCGCTTGGCAGAAATTGCCGAGCTGGGCAAAGATACCGAAGCTCGCCGGATCGTGGCCGCGATCAACGAGATCCGCAACTCGGACGAAGGCATGGAGATCCATATCCCTAACGACAAAGTGGACTTCGGCCCCGGACCCAACACGGTGATCAGCGTAAGCACCGATTTCAACCTCAGGCCCGAGGACGACCACGGCTTTCAGGGCGAGAACCTGGGTGAGTGTCTGCAGAAGGCCCTGACCTGGTTGAAAGGAAACACTGATGGCGAAGAAAAAGAAGGCGGGTGAGAACAAGATCACCTCCCACGACTACCACGACCTGGAGGCGTACATAGAGGAGATCGCGCAGGTCCAGATCGAGTGTGTCGTGTGCGGCGACGTCGAGACGGAGACCCTGCCCGAGATGTCCCTGGTACAACTTCGCCGCGCACTCCAAGGACTAGCTAAGGCCGGGTGGAAAGTGGCCAACCTGCCCGAGATGCAGACGGAGGGCACGGTCTGTCCGGCCTGCGTGCTGAGAATCACTGCTGGAGAATCTTTTGTAGACGAGGGAGGCTAGCATGGTGGTTGCGACTGACAACAAAGTCCCGGAACCCGGGCCACTGTCTGAAGAGGACTGCGCCAACTTCGAGACACTCAGACGAGCGCACAGATCTGGCGATCTGGCCTTGGTGTCCGCGATCCGCAAAGCAGACGGCAAGCAAGTAGCACTCGTCTGCGCAATGGGCAGAGACGAGAAGGGCAATTACTGTCCCGTTCCGTTGGCAGTAATGGTCGAAGGCAACCCGTACGAACTGTTTCACGATCCAACGAGCACAGGAGACGACGATGGCGAGAGCCATTCACGTGAAGAAGGCCCGCAAGGACAATCCCGCGGCGGGCATCAAGAAGGGTGATGAGTATTGGCACGTCTCCTTTCGCAGCGGACGCTCCAGCTACACGCGGTACTTCACCAGCCCGCCTCGGCCCAGTCAGCTCACCCAGTCCGAGTTCCTGAGCAACATCTACGCTGCCCAGGAAGTCATCCAGGATGAGCTGCAGGAGCTGAAACAGGGCAAGCTCACTTTTCAGGAGCTGGCCGACATCATCGACGAGCAGAAGGAAGCTGTGGAGGAGCAGGGGCAGGAATGCGACGACAAGTTTGGCAACATGCCTGACAGCTTACAGGAAGGCCCCACGGGCGCGCTGCTGCAGTCCCGTGTTGACGAGTGCAACAACACGGCGCAGGAGCTGGACGAGGCGGCGGACACAATCCGCGATCTGGTGGAGAACGACGAGATCCCTGAAGAGGCCACCGACGCGACCGCCAGACTGGCTACGGTGAAGGACAAGATCGAAGAAGCCGAGCGCGTCCTGGAGGACATCGGCTGGAACATGGAGTAACCCGTGCCCCGCATCTACGACTCATCCAACGACCCCATTGACTTCTGCCGAGAGGACTACCCGGAGGAGGCCGACGCCGAAGAACAGTACGGTGACGTGGCCAAAACCGGCGCGGGGCCGGATGGTCGCGGCAACTGCTTCAGCTACGACGCCGAGCATCCGGCCTACGAGGGCGAGTGCTATCACTGCGTGACGTGCGGCAAACTTCTGGACTCCGATGACGACTAGGGAGATGACGTGCTGTACACGAAATTCGGCGACGACAAAGGATCAACCGCACTGGTGCAAAAGGCCATGTACGTGGCCGACCGGCTGCAAGATTGGATCGACGAGAATTCCAGTTCCGTGACGCCCTCAGTCAGCGTCACTGTGAGGCGATTTATGATTCACGTGAAGGTGGGCAACCTCTGTGTCTGGAACACGGAGGACTACACGGAGGCGGAGCTGACCTTCCAGAAGCTCCAGAGCTATTACCGCGAAGAGATCGAGGCCCTGTCCGTGTTTCTCGCGGACCGGCCCGAGGAGGATGCCTGATGGCGTTACGTGCATTCAGAACCACGTTTCTGTGCGCCCTCGACAAGGACGAGATCCCCAACGAGGACCCGATCACCGGAGCAGAGTGCGAGATTGCCGAACCGACGTTGGAGGCCGTGAAGACCTTCTTGCGGGAAGTGCTCCACTTGCAAATCGACGACGAAGACGCCGAGGCGGACCCGGTGGGCTTGCTCAGCGTGGAAGTTGCCATCGAAGACCTGGTCGAGCTTCCCGCAGAGGAAGTGGCGAAGCTATACCGCCGCACTGTCGACGCCCTGACGGTGTCGAATGAGCCCTTCGGTGGCGCGCACGCCCCGGACTGCCCGTACCGTATGAAGGGCGAGTGCAACTGCTGGCGGTCTGACCCCGTGCAAAATCGAGAACTGGCCGAAGAACTGGACTCGGTGGAGAAGGCCGACCAGGCTGAACAGATCCGCAAGTTCAGCCCGCCATCAATCGACCCGTTGGCAGACTCTCCGCAGAGTTTTCGGGAGGCCTTGCGGTGGTGCCAACGAGTTTTCGGAGCCACGGCGGACACGCGGCTGGCGATCATTGAGCGGGCTGAGCAAATGCTCGCGGAGGCCCGCAAAGACCTGCAACATCCGTGAACTATAGGAGTTTTGCATGAGATACCGAGTAGTGTTCTACGCGTCCGAGTCTGGCATGTACACGTGCCAAGTCACCGCCAGAAGTGCCTGGGACGCGGTCGTACTCTCCCAGCTCTGCGACTGGAATAAGGGGGTGATAGAGAGACAGCCCGAGCAGGTCTACACCTACAAGGGCGTCGAGAAGACGCTGGACGACCCCAACGGGGACTTCCCCTGGGAAGCCGTGGTCTTCGATGACCAGGGACAGCAGGTTCCGTACGAGCAACCCGAGAACGAGAAGATCCAGGCCACCAAGGAACTGAAGAAGATTGACGCTGCCTTGGACGTGCTCAACACGTTGACGAAGGCCATTCCCTCCAACGACATCCCGGTGGTCGTGCTACCCGCGATCGAGCAGATCGAAGCGCTCAAGCGCTGGCTGGAGAGCTGCCAGCTCGACGCCCAGGCCAGGGAGGAAGCCGCCGAGAAGTGGCTGACAGAGTTGCGCGCGTTCAAGTTCATCCGGCTCAAGGACATCATGGAGGAAACCCGGCCGCAGTGGCTGGCGGAAGTCCGTAAGCAGATGGAGGCGGCGAACTACGCATGATCACGATTCAAGAAGACGTGTCGCGAGGGCTGTGGGTCGCTGACTGGCAACAGTTGACCGGCCCACGGCCTGCAGGAGAAGGGACCAACCCGCGAGCTGCGTTGGGCGACCTGTTCCATAAGCTGCTCGCACAACAATCCGTCACGAACTACCTGTCCCTGAACCTGGCAAACATCACCAGCCCGGCAGACCTGTCCGTGGTGGTCCTGCGACGGGGCAAGTGGCGACGACTGGAGTAACCATGCCGAAATATCGGATCGAGGCCCGTGAACGGTTCACCGTGATCACGGTCTACAACGAAGTCGAAGCCGAGGACGTCGAGCACGCGATCTCCAAGTGCAAGCACGGCACCGCGGCCTACGACAGCAGCCAGCCGGATGACGACGGAGATGACGAGTACCTGGAAACCCTATCCGTAGAAAAGATCAACGACGACGGAAGGTCCGTGTCACAACAGGACACAGGACCTGATGCTAAGCCGGGGTAACACCAAGCTTGGCCGCGAGATCTGGGCGTTCAACTTGCCGCGACGCAAAACCTGTCCCGTGACCTCTGCACTGTGTCGTGAACTGTGCTACGCAGACCGAGGCCACTTCATCTTGGACAGCGTCCAAGTCGCCCACGAAGCCAACTGGAGCGAAGCCAAGCGCTCCGACTTCGTGGCACGCGTCAACGCCCAGATCCTTTTGGAGTACATCCACACCGTACGGTTGCACGCCTCGGGCGATTTCTACAGCGTGGCCTACTTGAACAAGTGGATCGCTATCGCACGCAAGAACCGCCACGTGCGGTTCTTCGTGTACGCCCGCTGCTGGACTCGCAAGGACTACCTTGCGGCTCTTCGCATTCTGTCTCGCCTGCCGAACGTGCAGGTGTGGCTGAGCACCGACCGAACGATGGACCGACCGCCGAGAATCAAGGGAATGCGCATCGCCTGGATGGCGGAGAACGACACCGACGTGCCGCTCTACCCCGTGGACCTGGTCTTCCGCAATCGGCCGCGAACACCGATGAAGCGGATGGGCCCGCAGCGCGCTCTCGTTTGTCCTTACGAACAACTCATTTCCCAGCGGCGTTTTCGCATCACTTGTTCGCGTTGCGGAATCTGCTACAACCCCCCAAGGAAGCGTACCCATGGCACGCCAACTCGATCCCCGTGTCCGTCCCGCCCTCGCCACGTTGCTCGCTGAAGAGCCGCTCGCGTCGGTGCCCTTTTTGCACAAGTCGCTGAAGACGAAGGGCATCAAGGTCTCGGACTCCACTGTCGCACGGCTCAAGAAGACCATCGTGGAGGAGCTGTCCCGGCCCAGCAAGAAGGATCCTAACCCGCCGAAGCCTGGCAAGCAGACGCTGCAACCGAAGTACGGCAAGAAGGCCGTTGCGGGGAAGCGGAAGCATCGCAAGAACGGCGGGACGGGCAGCAAGGCTCCGCAGGTGTGGTCGCTCGCCATCGGCGACGTGAACGCCGAGATCGACATGCTGCGGAAGGAGAACGACAAGCTGCGGGCGGTGATCGCTGTTCTCCTCTAATCCGCCCAGGACCACGTATCCGTAACCCTGTTTCGTGTGAGCAAGACCAATGGCAAAGAAGAAACCCGTTCTGGACACCCTCAACACGTGGAAGGTGTGTGCTCTGGGTCAGCGCGGCGGGTTCGCCCACCGCTACATCGCCAGCCGCATCTTCGAGCTGGTCCCCGAGAAGCTGGAGAAGTGGCAGATCGCGGCGATCAGCAATGCGCTGCACCGCAACGAGATTCGTGTCACCGACTGGCGGATGGGCCGCACCAGCCTGGCCACGACCTACGCCGAGAAAGTCTCGACGCCGGTCAAGGGCGTGAAGGCGGAGAAAGCCATGGAGGGACTCCGGCTCTACGTCCCGGCCAAGCCCAAAAAGGCCAAGCTGCGTCGCAAGACGGGCTAGGCCACCGCGGGCTCGGGAAGCTTCTGGATGAATCGGTTGAGCATGGCCAGGTCGGTCAGCTCCTTGGTGGTGAACTGCTCGTGACTCGCGCGCTTCACGACCGGGTGCTGACCGGCCTCGGCCATCAACTGCTCAAAGGAGCGGGCCGCACCGCGGTCCAACGTCCCGGCCACTTCGGCCATCTTGTCGCCATCGACACCGATGCCGTTGCTGACCTCGTCCGCGATGGCATCACCCAGCAGCGCCCGCACCTCTTCCAGTGCCAGCTTGGTGAGCTGATCCTTGGAGAAGACGGCGCCCGTGATCAGCTCACAAGCGTCCTTCACGAACTCGCCCGCCAGGTAGTACGGGGCGGCGAACACGATGTCCTCCGGCCGGGCCAGTCCCTCGGCGTATTTCGTGGTCAGCCCGGCCATGTGATCGAACAAGTCGATCGTCTTGCACAGGTTGGCCGTGGCCGCCGGGTCCATGGCCAGTGACGGCTGGCTGGCAACGGTGGCGGCCAGCTTGCGCATCCCGTCGGCCGTCTCCTGGCGAATCTCCGCCCGCACCATGTTCACCCGGTCGTACATCGCCTGGGCACACTCGCGGGGGTCGTACACGCCGTGACCCGCTTGCTTCTCCAGCAGCTCCCGGTGCTCCTCGACGTTCGCCCCGAACTCGGCAGCCTTCTCCAGGATCTTGCTGGCGATGGTCTGGCGGTCGTCGAAGTCGTACGTGTCGCGGTTGGCGTCGAACCACTCCGCGGCGACTTTCACCTCGCCGGGGTTGGTCAGCTGGTAGTGCCGCTCTTTACGGCCGTCCGTGGTCGCCCATACAATGGCGAACGAATCGTCCGGAAGCTGACTCTCCAGGTTTGCGTGCAGGGAGGCATGCTTTGCTTTCAGTGCTTCCATGTCGCCCTCCGCGCCCCAGTAGGTGGCAGCTTTGGCGAATCGCCGCTCGATCGGATGACGGAACTTGGCTGCGAGCTGGGACTGCTTGTTGAGGTAGTACACCCAGGAGAGCACCGTGGCGGCCTTCGTGTGCACGGGAAAGCTTCGCGTGCGGACGTCGGCATACGCTGTGACGGGAAGCCCCTCCGGGTTGCACGTCTCGGGCATCGAAGCTTGCTTGACGTACTCCGGGAGCGGATAGAGCCGCGAGTAACGATGAAGCTCACGATAGTTTCTATCCTTGGTCTGATCCATCACCATGCCTCCTTGCTTGGTCTCGTTGAATAGCCACGTAAAGTGGATCACGTTGCTGAAGTTGCTGGGCTCCGAAGTGCGGACGCCTGCGATCCCCGCCGTTGTCCGCTGTCCGATCTGTTCCCACCTTCAGCTGGAAATCCTGCAGGATTACATTTCCCACGGCGCATGGGGTGCCTGTCGTCACTGTCATTTCGCGGGGGACATGATCGAGCTGGCCGCAGCCACCTGGAAATTGAGCATCCCCGCGACGATCCACAAGCTACAACAGAACGGCGTCGACATCCCCCCGGAAGCCTCACCAGCCGAGACCTACCGGCAGCAATACGTGGAGTACCGTCACCGTTTCCGTGAATTGTGGACGGAGGCCCAGGCTGGACTTCTCCATAATACCACACACCTCAAAGGCCTAGTATACGAGCTTGGGTGGCGGTGCGAGGTGCCTGCGGACCGCTGGACGGAGGGGCCCGCCCGAATTCTGGGAGCTGCCAGCACGCGGGATGTCGAGCGCTGTTTCATGCCCGGCACGTTTCGCACCACCGGCCGCAACACCAGCAACTCGCGGTTGTTCAAGGGGGGTAAGTGGGACGGGGTCCTGATGATCCCCTTCTACGACCTGCCCGACCGCATGTGCGCCGCGATGTTCATCGGCCGCCGCGGCGACCCCGAACGCGACCAGGTCTTCCGCAGACTGCGACTGCGACAGACAGGGATCACACTGGCAGAGGGCCGACAGACTGCCGAACCCGCACAAGAGGCTGGGCTGGCGTTCCACCCTGACACGTGGGTGGCAGCTGCCGACTGGGACCAGACGCTGTTCGCTTCCGACGATTTGTCGCTGGCGTGGCGGCTGCAGATGCGGCAGTTCGAGCATTCCGTCCTCCCCTTGCCGCTGGTCGTGTGGCGAGACGGACCCGACACCAAAGGAATCGCAACCCTCTCCCGCTTCGCCTGGCAAATGTTTGCCAACCAGTCCATCGTCTTCTGGGCACCCCGTCTGCAACCGGCCGCTGTGCGACAGGCCGTGGCCACGGACGGCCGGATCTCTACGGCAGGCTCCAAGTGCGAAGACGCGCGGCATCTGATCGAGTACACCGCCAAGTTCACGCCCGAAGGGCTCTTGCAGCACGTGCGCAAGACGGCACGGCCGTGGCCGGAGGTTATCGCCAAGCACCTCGCCGGGATGCCTGCCGAAGCCGCCGAGGACTTCATGCTGCAGCTGCAGCTGGAGACCATCCAGGTCAACCGGGTGGTGCGTTGCCTGGACGAGAAGATGCGGGAGCGTTGCCGCGACTGGCTCCGGCCGAAGTCACGACCACGCACTGTCATCGTGCGGCAAAAGCGGGTTCTCGAACAGGAGGACGGCTGGATCCTCCAGCACCAGGTTCGCCGGGCTGAGTTTGTTGCTGAGCTGCTGTGCGACGCTAAGCTGCGAATCGAAGAGGTGATCCACTACAAGAAGCTCGATCAGACCTACTACCGCGGACACCTGGAGTACCGTGGCGAGCTGATCCCCTTCTGCGATCTGCGAAGCGAGGTGGAGGCTTCCCCGTTGTCCTGGATGCGTGGCCTGTTGCTGGCGAAGGGCAAGGGCCTGGTTCGTGGCCTGACGCTGTGGGACAAGTATCTGGTCAACATCGCGTTGCAGTTTCATGAGCCGAAGATCCTCTACGGCACGGACACCGTGGGCTGGGACAAGCAGAAGCTGCAGTTCGTGCTGCCGCGATACATTGTGGGGCTCAAGAGCACGCGGCGCAACGAGGCCGCCGTGATGTCCGACGCGTTGCCTGCCGTCAACCTGATCCCGTTGCGCAATGACGAAACACTGGCCTGGGCTGGTCTCCCTCGCGAAGCTGAAGCCAGCGACGTCTACTGGGGTGCTACGGTCAACCTGCTGGCAAACGTGCTGGCCCCTGTGTTCAATCAGCCTACGGTGGCGTTGGGCCTTGTGGGAGACGGTGCGTACGCTGGGCTCGATGTGGCGGCTTGGCTGGGCTGTCTGAACTTGCCGTTGGAGACGGTCGCAGACTCACGCAAGCTGGCCGGGGAAGAGTTCAAGCACGACTGGCCCGTGGCCGTCGTACCGTCTCGCAGCGTGACGCCAGCGATCTGGCACAACTGGCTCAACCGCCGGGATCGTCCGCACAACTGCATCACTCCGCTCGATCCACTGACGGCGGCCGTGCACCATCTGGACGGTGGCTGGCGACTGCTGTCCTGCAAGACGATCCCTGCGTTCGCTCCTCGCTTGAAGGAGTTCACTCGGCACTTCGTGGTGGTGTACCTGCAGGACCTGTGCAAGCGCAAGCTGCGGCTCAGCAACGATGACGGCGATTGGTTCTTGCGCGTGTGGGCCGATTGCGCAGACTTCGTGACCCGATCCCACGGCAAGCCTCTGCTGCCCGCCAAGATCCCCGAGAACATCCGCCCGGAGAACGTCGACGCCGAGTTGTCCTTCGTGGAAATGCTGGCTGAGCTGGTTGCCAAGGGTCAGCTGCGCCTGAGCCTGGGCGGCTACCAGGGGCCGCGAGACGCCAGCGCCCTGCTTCGCGTAGAGAAAGGCTTCCAGGACAACGAGGGGCTGTACGTGCCCCAGGAGGCCCTCTCCCGCGTGCTGACACGCAAGCGACTGCCAGTGCCCGAGACGGACCGGATCACCGCCGCGCTGGCGGAGGCGAACGTGCTGGGCGAATGCCGGGACGAAGGCTGGGTCCTCGACAGCCAGTGGTGGTCTCGCCACTTCCGTCGGCTGGCCACCGTGCAGCAGCGAGCGTTCAAGGTGGTGGGCTAGGCCCGGTCCGACCAGTCCACGCCTCGCAGCGGGTGTACGGCCTTCAAAGCCTCCGGGTCCGCCGCCAGCCGAGACACCTCGGCCAGGTTGGGCCAGCGGCGCGCACGATAGAACAACGCGCAGGTGCCGATGTTCACGGCCTGGGCAAAGTCGTCCGGGCCGACCTGTTCGCTCTGAATCACCGTGTGGATCGGCGTGCCGGTGGCACTCTGGACCTCGTCTTCCATCAGCGACAGGAAGTCGTGCAGCAGTCCTCGCTGCTCCACGCCCTTGTAGTCGTACTGGAAGAACTTCAACCGGCCGAACTTGATCAGGAAGCACGTCTGCAGTAGCGAACGGGACTTGTCCAAGCGGTAGTGCTCCCGCTGCAACGTGCGGCGGTTCTGTGGAATGCGTCGCATGATCGGACCGGCGGCCGCACGGAACAGGGCCACGGGGATGATCCGCTTGATCGGGTAGCCCGAGTTGACGAACAGCGTTTCGCGGATCGCACCGGCACCCGTGTAGTCGTGGGCGATGTGGGAGCAGTGGAACTCGGCACACAGCTTGAGGATCACGCTCGCTTCCAGGTTGTGATCGTGCGGCGTGAGGGATCGCCAGCCAAACGGAACATGGATCGTGCCGTCCGGGAGCATGCAACACAGAGCGGCCACGGTGAAGCTGATCTCTTTCTCGCCGCCTCCGCCCCAGTCCACCGCCAGGATCCGGTGGATGTAGTCGTTGCGGTTCTTGCGAATCCGCTCAACCTCGCCGTTGGGTCCCAGGATGGCAGCTCGTTTGAGATCCGTGATCGTGACCAGCTTGGCCCCGATGTCGTACGACTCGCCACACACCTCGTTGTAGAAGACGTTGGTGGGTGTGTTGCCGAAGCCTTGCCGCTTGCCTTGCAGAATGGCCCACTTGTCGTGGCTCGCATAGTGCATCGGCAGCAGCAACTGGGGCACGTGGTAGCCCGAGTACTCGAACCGCAGCTCGGGGTGCGCGTGAACCCAGCGGCCGCGACGGGGGAAGATGACGCGTTCGCACTTGGCACAGCACGTGCCCGGCCGCTCCTCGCTGATGTCGTCGGGAACCGTGATCGGCCCCATCATCTTGTCCAGGTCGTGCGACATGCACGGGATGTTCCAGTAGCCGCACGCTTCGCAGCGGATGCACCACTCGGCCTGGCTCGACATCTGCCACTGTGTTTCGAGCGTGTTGTCCAGCGTCTTCGGAGTTCCACTGAACTCTTGAATGCCCCAGTTCTTCGATCCCGACATCGTCTCGCGGATGATGGGGATGAACGCCGGGTCGAGATCCTGGACCTCATCGTAGTGAATGCAGTCGCAGTTCAACCCACGCGTCCGGTCCGCATCGAGAAAAGCAAAGCTGAAATGGATCGTGGAGTGGGTCTTGAACGACCGCTGCAGCACGTTGTTGTAGCAGGCCTGATCCACAAACAGACTTCGCACAGGAGATTCTTCAATGAAGCCGCGCACGTAGTTCGATGAGAACCGTCGCGTCATTTCGTACAGCGGCGTCACGTACAGCGTGTTGAAGTACGCGATACTGCTCGACCGCAGCACGTGCTTGGCTGCACCACTGGTGGACTTGCTGGTCTGCCGCCCACACTTCAAGCACAAGTTTCGGGGAGTGTGGGTCGAGAAGAAGGGCTCGAAGGGGAAATGATCGAGGAGCTTGTAGGGCTCCCCTTTGAGGTTCAGCATGATCGGTAGGACCGGCTTCAAATTGGCGAGCCGCCCTTCCAACAGTACCCGGCGAGCCGCCTGGAGTTCTTCAGACAGTTCGCTAGCGGAGAGGCCCGCCAAGCCGCTACCGAAGCCCAGGTCGACGAGGCCACTCTTGTTGCACTGGCACATGGGTACTGCATCCTTGCAGGCGACGTAGTGGGTCGCCGAAAACTCTGCTATGCTGAGGTCAGGAGGACCTAGCATTCTCCGCGGACATGATGTCCACACCGCAATATAGGAGGAGACTGAAGTGGGCCACAATAGCGCTTGCTGTCCTGCCGTTGGTGTTCCCGTGCCCTTGGGAATGACCCTCAACAGCGCCAAGAACTTCTTGGAACGCCAGGGCATCCTCCGCGCGGATCGCTGTCCGATGCCGCGCACTTCACCGGGATGGTGGAAGGTCCACACGATCCCTTTGGCGCCCCCGCTTCCGCTACCTCCTCTGCAGTTCTACCTCCTGGGCGACCCGCCGCCAGACCGCGGGGTGACCCGCGACTGGCCGCATCCGAAGTCCGTGGAGGACGAGACCTGAAGGAGCGCATCTTGGACAAAGTCCCGATGCCGGTGGCGGCTACCATGCTCGGTAGCGCCATCTTGGCCATTCCCGTCCTGGGATGGTGGCCACTTGTGGGAATCGTGGCGGCCGTAGGTGCGGCCGCTGTGGTTGTTCGCAAGTTCTAGCACGGAGGCAACTCATGCAAACGGTTGTTGAATTGGTGCTGTGTGTTTTCGCTTCGGCTGGGCTGGTGGAGGTTTTCCACCACGGCAGCATATTCCTTCGATTCCGGCGATGGGGGTACGACCACATCAAGCACGACAAATGGGCGGTCGCTGTGGCTGCCAAGTTCGTGACCTGTGCTTTTTGTGAGTCGCATTGGACCTCCGCCCTTGCCGTGTTCGGGGTGTTTTACACCTCCAAGCTGCTGCCCTGCATTGGACCGTGGGCGTGGTTCTTCGTTGCCGCGTTCGCGGTCACCCGAGGCGCCAACCTGCTCAATGACTTGACGCATGCCCACTGTCGGTCCCCTCGGGATGAAGACGAAGACGAGGAAGACCAAACAGCGGAGGTCGACAAGTTCGTCGACTAGCCGACTGATCTCACCTACCCCGGCGCCTCTTGTGGTTTGAGGGGCGCCGGGGTATCTTTTCTGCACTAGGAGACTCTCTATGGCCGACGAATCTGCTCCGCTCACGTTCCAGGACAAAGTCGCCCTCTTCTTTCGCGACGGGATCGTCAAAGCCTGTAAGGAGATCCCCGAGCTGCGATCGGTCGCCGTTATCTTCGACTGGAAGAACGAGCTGAACGAGGGTGCCCTGCCGTTCTTGTGGGGCAACGAACGAGAATCGATCACCGCCGACCAAGTGCAGGCAATTGTCGGGATGATGGAGCAAACCCAGAAGTTCGTTCAAGCCCAGGCGAAGGTCATGCTCCAGACCATCGCCCTGTGCCAGCACACAGTGGAACAGTTACATGAAAAAGCGGAAGCTGCCCAGCCGCGAGGGCCCTCGGCCCCGTTGTCCGTTCCCGGCATCCCGGAGCCTCCCCCTGGACCTTTCCGACAGCTCCGACATCCCCTTGAAGCGTACTCCTCGCCCGCTGCGGCAAAAGCTTTTGAAGGCCCGGACGCTGGAGGACATTCTGCGGGCCCTTCACATTAAGGAGTGGGACTACTTGATCGTAGGCGATGGTTCGGCCACCACCTGGGATCACGAGATGGGCTGGGGCTCGACCGTCATCGCTCGTGCAGGTTTCCTGCGCCCGCCGCCGTTCCACGGCTCGTTCTCCCGTGGCACGAACATCATGGCGGAGATGATGGCCTTTGTGCATCCACTGCTCTGGCTGGCCTCACAGAAACTGGGCCGGGCTGTGGTGCATGTGCTCACCGATTGCGAGATCGTCCGCAACTGCGGCAAGGGCGTGGCCACGCGAAAGGCCAACTCCGAGCTGTGGTTCATGGTCTCTGCCTTCTCGCGCAAAGGCATCCATGTGCACTACCACTGGATCCCGCGCGACACGATTGCCCTGAACAAGCTCGCCCACGACCTGGCCAACAAGGCTCGACTCGATGCCAAGGCACTCGCCACCAATCTGGGGGCCGTGATGGGGAAGCACGGGGCCACGATCTACGACGTCAATCCAAGCGTCTAGGCAGGCAGGCTCCAACCACCCACCCTTGACCGACCAGGCCCGCCACGGGCCTGTGGTGAGTTCCTGGGGCCTATTCCGGCCACGTTCTCGGGCTTCGGTTCCTTCCCTGTCCTGTTTACCCCCCACAAAGGACCAATATGCCATTCTCAATCCCCACCATAGAGGACCAACACAAACTGGCCGCTGGTGCTACCGTCCGGGGTCTGCGGTTGAAGGTTTTCAACGACCGGCTCCACTGGCAGCTTCGCGACGAGAAGAACGACGTGATCGTCAACTGGTGGCCCACGACAGGTCGGACGGAGTTTTGTGCTCCGCACGCGGCCAAGGGGCCCTACCCGACGATCAACAGCGCGGACGACATGCTTGCATTCCTGGACGCCTACCGTGTGCGAGGCAACAAAGAGGAACAAGCCAGGGTCATCGTCAGCCCCTACGACATGCAGTCGCTGGGCGAGGTACATCCGAAAGGCAACCCTCACTGCCTTACTTGTTGCGGCCGCGGCTGGTACGTGGGCGTGATGAACGACGACGCCATGGCACCGGACGGGACGCGGGCCGTGTTTGCTTGCGAAGACTGCAACGTGTACTCCACGAACATGGACGCAGCGAGGGCTGCTTGCGAGGCGGGCCTGCTCGTCAACAATGCCTACCATCCCTGCTTCATCGCGGACGACCCCACCAACAAAATACTGTTCAGCCGCTATGGGTGCCCCAACGGCACAACGACCGGCTGGCAGTTTCAGTTCCAGGCCAAGCTGCGTGTCGAGCTGATTCGGTACGGCATCCTGGTGATCGGCCGAGTGTTGTACATGGACGATTCACTGCGACGCGACGAGGACACTACGGAGCCCAAGATCTTGCTCACCGTGCTCGACGACAACTTCTCGCTATGCTCGGACGCCCATCCGCAGCTGACAGCAAGCAAGCTGTTCGTGCGGGGCGCCAATCGCAAGAAGGACAATCAGCCGTTCGTCGCACGATGCGAAAGCGAAGTAGAGGCAACGAAGCTCTGTGAACGGATTGCCCGGGCTGTGCGACTGCTCAACCGGCCACAGCCAGTACGAGTCACAAGGTCACTAGACGTTCAAGTTCTGGAGTAACCATGTCCGACGGATACCGACACCGGTACCCGACGAAGTGCCCGGGCTGTGGCACAGACCTGACCCGAGAAGAAATTATCTCGGTGGAGTTTACTGCGGCGGACCACGAGTTTGCGCGACGGTCTCGTGTGGACGAAGAGGGCTGGCTGATCGACGTGGACCGGCTAGTCGAGAACGGCTACCACTCCGGCAGCGAGTGCGTGCGATGCAACGAGGATCTGACTGAACACGAGATTCACGAGGGGCAGACGTTCTACAAGACCCAGGGCGAAGAAGACAACAGCGACATGGAGAACCCCTGGTACGTGCGACGGGTCAAGGGCGAATGTATCGCAGTCCTGGACTCGGAGCACCTGGCCGACATGTTGCTGGAGTCGTTGAACGGCGACCGGCCGTTGTTGACGCAGCAGGAGGTGTGCACCATCGCTGCCGCGTTGTCCCACTTCGTGGCGTGCTTTCCGGACACAGCGACCGCCCGTGATGGTTTCGCGGCCTTCTCGCACGTCACGCCGTTGTTACAGGCGAGCGAGATCGACGCCCTGCGGTTGCGACTGACGGGCGACCCGGACGACGACGGTGTTGACGAACCCGAGGAAAAGGAGGACCCATGAAGTTCAGCGATCTGGTCACTGCGTTTGTAATCAAGAAGGATTCCGAGAAGGTCAGGCGGAACACCCACGACGACTTCAACCTGGGCCCAGGCTGGTACTACCTTGGCGGCCACTGGCCTGACGGCAAGCCCGGCCGAGACGACTGGACCAGTGTATGGGGCGAGGTTCAGCACGCCCAGTGCGTCGCAGCCGCCCCAGCCATGTGTGTTGGATTGGGCTGCATCGAGTTCACCCGCGTGGGCACCAAGATCCACGCCATCGCTCGGGACCGACGGTTTCTGAGCCAACACGATTTCGGGGAGATCGAGGATCTCCCGGCGGAACTTCAGTTCATTATTCGCGAAAGGTAGTCATGCAGACCAAGACGATCCACGTTCCCGAGACGTTCGAGGACCTCCAGGCGCTGATGATCATGGCACAGAAGCCAGCGCCCGCCGGACAGCTCAAGATTCGCATCGCGATGCCCAGCTACCTGTCGTCCCGTGTGATGATCACCGGGGAGGATCGAGAGCTGGTCGAATTGGACAAAAACCAGCGGTGGGATGCTGGCGAGTTCGTGCGATGGCTGGGCAAGCAAGCCGGGCTGGAGCTGCAGCTGCCCGGCGAAGAAGAGGAGGAGCAGGAGGAAGAGGATGCGGACGACGAGGGGGAGGAAGAGGAAACTCCGCCGCGCAAGAAGCCACCGTTCCCACCGTCCAAGGGCCGCCGGTAGTCCCCAATCAGTGCAAGGGTTGGTGCAGTACATGTACTGCACCAACCCGGACGGGGTCTGACTGATTCAGGCGGACCATCCACCTTTCACTGAGAACCCCAAAGGCGTCAGGCCGAGCTGAGCGAAGCGAAGCGCAGGCCAACAGGAAGCGAGGAGGGTACCGACGAGATTCCAGGGATGGAGTCACGAAGTGACGTAATCCCTTAGCTTATAGAGTGTATGCTAACTGGGGACTAATTATTCTTACGGCGGGCCCTCTGGTAGAATTATTTGACTGAGGGTATAACTTACCCTGTTTAGAGAAAGGAGCCTATGTGACTGAGGTGCAACAGTACCCCTGGCACGACTACAAAATCACCAAGGTCTTCGGCTGTGAAGTGGACAAGGCGGAGCGGTTTGCGATCTCCAATTTGTTCCCCAAACCCGCCGAGGCTGAGGCTGTCGACGACATGCCCGACAAGTTGGTGGTGATGCAGGCCGCAATGCGGCACATTCAGGATCGCTGGCGGGGTCGGATGAACGCTTTGCGGGCGTCCGGCTGGAAGCGGTTCTCCAAGGGCAAGGAGTGGCTCTTTGCGCAGACCTGCCCGCCGGTCACGGTGAAGACCAACAAGCCGTTGCGGGTGTGCCACGAGTACCTGATCTGCCCCTTCTGTTGGACACGCTACTACGCTCGGGAGCTGTTCGGCCGGGTGGAGTTCGCGATGTACGGTTCCAACCGGGTGAGCTATCTGGACGCCGCGTCGCGGCAGCTCCAGGAGTACCAGCCGGTGTTCGTGGACTTGGTGACCGTCGTCACGAAGTGGTGGTACCCCGTCGCCAAGTACACCGTGGAAGATCGCTTCCGGGAGATCCAGAAGCACCGTTCGCGGTTTCTGGACCAGAGTCTGCCCAACGAGGGTGCCTTTGCGCTGTGGACGATTGAGCCCGACCAGATCAACGAGGGTCGCGAGTGGGCCTGGCTGGTGACCCAGCGTGTGTTGGCCCTGATCAACCCCGGTCAGGAGGATCCGCCGCGGAATGTGGTGGATGACGACGTGCACTGCACGCGAAACGTGTCGCGGTACGCTGGGGCGACACGCAAGAACTCGGTTCCGGCCGTGGGGCAGGTGTGCCTATATCCGGCGGGATTGCTGCGAGGTCCGGCGGAAATGGTTCTTCAAATTCTCAAGGCACGCTACACTGACGCCGACTGGGCTGGCGTGGCCGAGGGGAAATATCCACAGCGGGGCGGTGTGCGGATGTCCTCCTACTATGGTGCACTGCGTAACCGGGAGAAGCGGTTGCGTGGGGTTGCGTCAGCGTTGCCCCGAGAAGAACCATGATTTTACGCACGTACGGAGAATTGGACCGTGACCGAGTTGACCGCATCGCAGACCGAGCTGTTGTCGAGCCCCTTGAGTGTGTTGGAAAAGCTGACGGTGCGTACCATCAACACGTTGGAGAAAAACCAGATCCTCACGGTGCGGGATCTACTGATGACTCGTCCCGAAACGATCCTCTGTTTCGCCAACGTCGGCGAAAAGACTTTGGAGGAGATTTACGCGGCACTGGCTGAGCACGGCTTCGTCCGTGCAAAGAAAGGAAGATCCCATGGCAGCGGACGAGAAGCCCCGCTTTCGTGAAACCTCTCGCCAGGCATTCCTGGCCGTCATCAACAGCTTGACGTTTGCTCGATGCTGTCAAGCATGTGCGGCGGGTGCGTTCCAGGTTGTCCTGTCGCACCCCGAGGATGCTCGGTTCACGCGGCAGGAGATTGCCAAGTTCACCAACGACACCAACGATAGCATCAGTCGTCGCTGCATCGACTTGGTCGAGATGGGTGTGTTTCGCGAGAACGGCACGCGGTTCAACAAGCAGGCGGACGGGACGGACGGCCACGAGGCCACCGCCTATGAGTTCACCGGGGAGTGGGGAGCCAAGGGCCAGCGGCCCTACAAGCGGGCGGTCACCAAGATCGCGCCGAGCGAAGCGCTCTCTCGTCTCATTGTCGAGGTTCGCAAGGTCGCCACGGAAGCTGGCGAGGTGTCGGTCCAGGATGGCCTGGGCGTAGCGGTAGTCGCTTTGGCCGGGCTCGTGCAGAACCTGGAATACTATGCCAAGGAGGCGGAGGAGCGGCGTCCCCGCACTCCGGAAGAAACGCATGGCTGACCGATCCCGGCCTGAACATCCTCTCATGTGTGCTCACGACGATGGCACGTTCAGTGTGAGCATGCGTCTCACACGGGGGGAACTCAACAGGATCACGCAAGGCTCTGTACTGATCACGGGGCTGGCGACACTGCCCGACGATGACGCGGCGCCCATCGACGTGTTTGTTGGGTCTTTGCTGGTCGCGTACTTCGATCCCAAACACAATTCGCCTTCCGAGGTGGCCAATCGCATCGGGCGGTTTGCCGTCGACAACGAGATCATCCAGGGTTCCTACCTCATGGTGGAGTTGGACTGGAACGCCCGTCGCTTGCTCTACGACGATCAGATCGCCACCTTCTCGCCGTCGACTGCGGCCGCCATGATTCTGGGTCCGTACTGGGCCAGGCTTCGCGACTACATTCTCGTGTACGCGGAAGACGTGGCCGATCAGGTGGCGGCGATGCGGCGGCGTTACCCCGGAATACCCGCGCAGCTGGAGGAGAAAAGACAGTGAAGTTTCACGTGTACTCGCCCGTTTTGGAAGCGTACGTCGCCATGGACCTCGCCAGCCGCACGGAGGCCGCGAAGTTCATCGGCAATTACCCCGACAGGCAGGAAGCCAAGCAAATGACAGTAGTTCTCGCATCTGAGGCACCTCATGTCCCGTCGTCAAACCCAGCAGGGTTTCCCCGCCTGGCCCGGTTCTAAATCGGGCATCGGCTTCTCTCAACGCGTCGGCCCTTACACAGGGGTCGACTTCGATCGAACGATCGAGTTCTCCAACGGGCGGAAGTTCCGCATCATCACGTACCAGGCCTACAACGCGTGTGGGCTCATTGGTTCCGAGTACAACGGAGTGGCGATCCTGGACGAGGATCAGCACCGGGTACTGTGTGACAACATCGCAGCGGAGAGCACGGGGTACAACGGCGTGTCCCGGCGGCAGTGGAAAGAAGCCATCCGCATCTGTCGCATGCCTTGGGAGCATTTCGAGGCCTTCGTCGACACCAACCCGCGGAAAAGATATTCGCTATGAGTGAAACACGGCAGCTCCAGATGCACCCCCAAACTGCTGCTGGATGTGATCCAGCGGCAGGCGGGGACGCTGGCCAAGGCGATGCTGGAAGGCGCGATGAACGCCGACGACGCACGGGCCAAGCACTGCACGATGACGCTTAACGAGACGGTCCTCACGATTGAGGACGACGGCACCGGCTTTCGCAGCCGCGAGGAGATCGAGACCTTCTTCGAGGTTTTTGGCCAGCCCCACAACGAGAAGGAGGAGAAGAAGTACGGCACGTTCCGCATGGGACGCGGCCAACTCTTCGCCTTCGGCAAGAATGTGTGGCGGTCGGGCGACTGGAAGATGACCGTGGATGTGAAGACCACGGGGCTGAACTACGTCCTGGCCAAGCTCAAGCAACCCGTCAAGGGCTGCCGGATTGAGGTCACGCTCTACCAGCCTCTGTTGCTGGTCCAGCATGCCGAGACAGTTCGCGAGGTAGAGAACCTGGTCAAGTGGATGACCCTGCCGATTACGTTGAATGGCAAGCCGATCTCCAAGGACCCAGCCAAGTCCAAGTGGGATCACGAGAGCGACAACTGTTATCTGAAGCTGACGGCGACGGGCGACTTCCGGGCCTACAACCTGGGTGCGTTCATTCGTTCCTATAGCGGGTTCCACTTCGGTTGCGGGGGCGAAGTCGTCTCCAAGAAGCAGCTCAAGGTGAACTTCGCTCGAAACGATGTGATGGCCGACTGCCCAATTTGGCAGGAGGTCAAGGCGCATGTCCGCCGTCAGTCGGGGCAGCTCGTGCGGAGCAAGCCCCTCAACGACAGCGGCCGCAAGCACCTGGCTGACCAGTTTCGCTTTGGCGAGGTCGACTACGAGGCTATTGCCAGCAAGAAGTTGCTCACCGACGTCAGTGGGCGTCACTGGACGCCGCACGAGTTTGGCAACTGTTACCGGCGGTACAACAAGCGGCTGAGCGTGACCAAGGACGGCAACCGGCTGGGCGACAAGCTGCACCAAGCCAGGATGGCTTTCATTCTGGGGCAGTCCACATTGGATCGGTGGGAGATGGGCACAGTCGAGGATCTGTTGAAGCTTTTCACAGGCGTCGATGTGCAGCGGTGGAGGTACAAGTTTAACTCGGTGTGGACTGTGACGCCGTTCGCTGACCTC